GCTCAGGATAGTGTATTTTGGAAGCTTGACTTGCCCTGTTCTGTGGATTCGCCCAAGCATCTGCATGAACGTGTTAATGTCGCCAGCTGGTTGAGCAATAATCATGTGTCGCTGTCTTTGGTCTTTGAACTTCTCAGAAGCGTGCAGGCTAATCCCAGTAGAGCCTGCCACGTTCAAGATGATTGCATCAAGGTCGCCACGATTGAACCGTTGTGTCGTGTTAACTTTGTCTTTCTGCTCTTTTGCATCAACGGAAGAAAGAATCGGGTTTTTAGGGGATGAATAATCAACAGATAAATCTCTCCCTGTGATTTCAGCAACGCTATACCCTGCGCGCTCAATTTCAGCGCGAATCCAGTCAATAGGCGATACTGGGATGCCAACATCAAGCGAGTCAATAACATCTTGCGCATCGTCATAGGCTTTACGAGTAATCGGGTCAAGGTCGGAAAGCGGGATTGCTTTTACGGTATCTTCGCCATTTACCCCTTTTTCTGTGATAGCTCGCGTTCTTGAAAGTGCCCTAGTAAGAACCGTCCTGTAATCAAATTTACCAAGGGGGTCTCCATTAGAAAGCCCATTTGCGGAAGCGTATTCATTCAGGAATGAACCCATAGTGTTTTCGACGGCAATGATCGGCTTCTCGCCGCGCTTGATTGATGCAATCGCTTCATCAGCGGCGGTCTGCGCCTTGAGGCCAAGCAGCATCTGCTTGATGAAGTTATGAACAACGCTTGAGAACTCGGTGTGCTGAACTGTTTTAGACGCATTGTTTCCTGCATTGTCTTTGAGTCCCTTGCCTTCTCTCTCCAGTTCTTTCTGCAACGTTTTGACAAACTTTGAATGGAACGTGTCGTCAGAATTGACGATGGCGCGCAAAGCAAGTGTGGTTATGTCTGAAAGACTTTCGTGCAAGTCTTTGTTTTTACTGTCTGATTTAGAATCAATGCTTACGCCGTCGTATGATCTTTCTCGGCGAATCAAGTTTCCAGCTTTGACAAGGTTGTTACTGACAACAGTTTGAAGTGACAATCCGCCAGCATCCATTGCATCTGAAAGTTGTGTACTATCTTCAATCGCTTTCCCTATTTCTGTCTTGAAATACAGCGGCATGTTATCTGGACGTTTTGCGTAGGTTGCACTTAGGTAGGTCACGCCTTTTGCCAAGCCAAGCGCGCTAATAATGAACTCGCCTGTTGCTGATTTGCCTGCCGCAGAATGCGATTCATCCAGAATAAAAACAGCATTTGGAGCAATCGAAAGCAACGCCTCGCGCTGCGCGTTTGGTTTGTTGATTTGTGAGTAAGTCAGGAATATCGCGTTTGAATCGCCTGGCAAACGCCCTTTGTCACGTATGAAGGAAACCCTTGTTTTATGTAGGCTTGGGTTGTTTGCAAAAAGTTTTTCACCGTTCTTGCCTTTAATGCTTCCATCGGCATTCATGATGAATGGCTTGATGTTCGTTGAACCAATGTCCTCAAGGTCGTTGAACATATCGGTAAACAACGATGGCTTTGCGCTCATAAAAACAGGCGTGTAGCCGTTTCGTTCTGCCCATCGGATAATAGATGCGGCTTGTCGACCTTTGCCAATCCCTGTTTGGTCGGCAATGATAAACCCACCGCCATTCTTGATTTGGTTGATGGCCAAAGCAACAGAATCAATTTGCAGCCCCATGAGTGCATTTTGCAATTCTTTTTTGGACTTGTAACCAAGCTCTGTCTTTACAAACTCGTCAATATCACCAACATCGTCTTCCAGCTTTGAAAGCGCGTCTTGGGTAGGTTGTGCCATATTTGACGGAATTAGGATGCCGTCATCTTTGTTGGCGCTTCGGGTGACATAAGGTGTTTGCAGCTCGCCCGTGCTTTTTGCTAATCCATCTGCTCCAGTATCTCTTGTAGGCTTTTCTCCTCCATTGGCTTTATTTTTCCCTTTGCCGCCCAATTGATCTTGTTGAGCATTGCCATCATTGTGTCGCTGTTCATTATCGACGCTGCCCACGTCTCGCTCATTTCGTTTTTCGCTATCGGGTAGATTTCTGGCAGTGCCTCTGGTGACATCTCCATTGCTTCCTTTGCCAGTGCTAGATTCTGGCTGATTACTTCTTGGAGTTTTCTCAATAGCATCATTCGGTAAGCTTGCTCGTTCGGTTTTTGATTCGCTTCCACGGCCAGCGCTTCGGCTTGTCCCGTCGTTAGATCGCCCGACGGTATCCAATAGGTCTTTTGCATAGTCATAAACTTGCTCCCATGTTTTCGCCCGCTCGATGACACCTTCCACCGGACTGACATTTGATGATTTCTGTCTTCCGTTGATGGTAATTACACGAACAGGCCACGACGCGCCCTGTCTGGTGTATAGCTTCCCGTCAACTTCAAAATGCCCAGTAACATTGTAGTTTGAGTATAGCCAATTAAAAAATATCCGATCATTGTTGCTTATGCCGCCAGCAACTTTATTTGCTCCAATGATGAGCGTTGCACTTCCGTCATCCTTCATTGTCTCAAGTGCTTTTGCTGCAATCAGGTGGTCGATCTGCCCGATAGTGAATCCGTCAAAATCCACTTTGATTGAATTGTTGTTTTCGTCTTTAATCTGGCCAAATGGCGGGTTTGTGATAACGCTATCCTGCGATTTAGGCGCAACATTAGCTTTCAGCGCATCACCTTCGATAACTCGTCTAAGGTTCAATGCACGAAGCGCATTTGCACGCTCTTCTTGAAACTCGTTGGCGGTCACGTTCTTAGGGGATGCTCCAATCGTAAGCATCCCGTTGCCAGCCGTAGGCTCATAGACGCTTGTTTTTTTGTCTATCCTGGCTAAGAGAGAGGCTAGATAAGCTAAGGGTGCAGGCGTGCTATACGCTTGATTCTCGATGCTTGTACTGTCGCGAACGTTAAGGTTTGGCTGAGACGAATAAAGCGCCAATAGGTCATTAAATGTTTTATCAATGCCGTTATTTTTTTGGACAATATCTCGCGCAATACGGACGATAGCTGATTCAAGCTGCTCTTGCGCCTGCTTCATACGCTGAGGTGAAGCGGGTGTTCCATCGACCTGCTCAACCATCTTCTTTAATGCTGGGTTGTCTTTTGGCATTTCGCCTGACGAAATTTTTGCATACAAGAAATCTACAAACTGACTGACGCTGCCCGCTGCTTTGTTATCAGCCGCCTTAAACGCACGCGCAAACTCTAGCCCACCATTGGCAAGCCATGCCTTGAACTCGTTGGCATCAAGCGTTTGATTCTTGCTGTTTTGGTCTACAAACGAGTAGGTACATGCCATGTTTGATTAGCCTTTCGCTAGTTTTGACTGAATGTGCAACAGGACTGAAACATCGTCCTTTGTCGTGTCGAGCGTAGCCACAATGCCCGCATACCTTTCCACAGATACGCGCTGAATTTCAATAAATCCTAGCAGAAACTGCTTCGTCACTTGGCAATCACACGCTGCGTACCAGTCGGCATACTTTCGCTCAAGCGACTGTTCGGCCTCTAATGCTGCTTCAATCGCATCGCGGAAGCTTAAAATATCAATCTCAATAGACTCAATCGAAGGTGAGCTAATCGTGTCTGCGCGTCCATCGACATAGGCTGCAATGCTTGCTGCGTGATTGGCATCTTCCTTAGATTCACCAATGAAGTATGAGGCAAGCCCGTCCCAGCCTAGGCGCTTAACTTGCGCCGATACATGTTTGTATAGGTGCGATGCGTAGAGTTCTTCGCTATACGCATCATTGAGGAATTGCTTGGTTTTTCTATCTAGCATTGAGCGTACTGGCATAGGTATTTTCTCGGTTAGCAATCTTTAGTAACAAACCCGCTTTTCTCAAGCGTGGTAACTATCGTGTTGAAATTGTCATGCACGTTAAGTGCTTCTGTGCCTGCAAGTTTATCACGAAGCATTGTTCTTGCTTTGGATGCTCGCTTGCCAAGCTGGGCAAAGGTATCGGCTGTGATTTGTGGGGGTTCCTCTTTAGCTCCTTGTGTAGCCTCAACGGGTTTTGATGCTGGTGCAGGATCCTCAACGGTGTCTGTCTTATTGCTTGAATTATCGCCTAAGAGGTCTGTTTCTTCTTCAGTGCCTTGATTGCTGCCAGTTTGAGGACTTTTGCCCGTTTCTCCTTCGGTACGTTTGCCAGCATCAGTTTGATTCTGTTGATCGTTTTCTGTTTCATTTTGGTAGCCCTGTTCTGTTGTGTATTCATTAAGCCATTCGGTGAATGTGCCATCACTCAATGCGTTAGTAGCCCCCTCTATGTCATCAATGACGCTTTCAACCTCATTTGGGTCTGCATCGCTAAGTTCTTGTGCGATTAAATCGCTCTTTTTTATTTCATCAGCGGTTAGCTGCGCTTCGAGTGCATCTTCTTTTGCACGTGCCTCATCTTCGTCTAAAAGATTTTGGTATTGTCTTTCTAGGTCAGCGTTTTGGTAATTAGTTACTTTTTCGCCATTTGCTGCTCGTGCAAATAGATCAATATATGCCTCTGTTTCGTCTTCGCCTTTTCGCAGATTGATAATGAAATTATGCGATTTCGCAAGATCAATAGCATCATCAATCCCCATTCCGTTGTTGGTAAAAAACCCTTTGGTTTTTGAATGCTTAGTTTCATCTCCGATAATTTCAGTCGCATGTTTTTTGTGTATCCCACCGGCTTTGCGAATAATCTGCGCAAGATTGTTTGTTTCCTGCGCTCCCCATGATCGTGGATTAGGTGTAAAGCTCTTGCTGCTTGATTGAGGTGTTACAGTCTCTTGTTGGCTCTGAGTAGCAGTTGTTACAGGCGCTTGTTGGATTGGAGTGGGCGGCACTGAATCAGACCTGAAAACATTACTTCGCTCATCCTGGTAAACGCCATCAATCCCAGGATAGGCCATTAGCGGTCTACCGAGTTTATCAGTGTGTGTCGGATTGAACTTATCTGCCGGGATAGGATTATGCGCAGCCTCGATGACCTGCTGTACATGCGGGGGCAGCTTGGTAATGTCGCTCTCATTGCGCAGATTCGCGCCTTCTACTCCTAGTGTCTCAATACCAAGATTTCCAATAAATCCATTGCGTTGTATCGGGTTAAATCTTGCCCATTTAGCTGCTGCGGTCTCTGCATTCGCTGCTGTTGCTGCATTCGCTGGCGCAACGGTCTGCACTGCCTGAGCTGCTTGTTGCATACTAGAATGAAGATCCGCCGCATTAGCGAGCGTTGGATTTAAGTCGGCATTGGCTTTTGCGGCTTGCACATCTGTAGGCGTAGGCGTTGCTGTAGTTGGTGTATCGGCACTCTTTGCTGCTACATCTTGAGTTGCTTGCTGGTTTTCTTTATAGCGTTGGTTAAGTTCACGCTCATAAATACGGGTTGTATCGCTTGCGTTGTCCTGATTTGCAAGGTGTCCAAGACTTTCCATAATGGCTGCTGTGCTTGCTTTACGCGCCTGTTCTTGCAACGACTCAACAGCGTGTCTATCCATGCTGTAGGTGTAGCCTTCATCGTCAACGTGTGGCGTATATCCAAGCGCTGCCCTTTGCTCCACCGTAGCATCAAGCGCCTCTTGAATGGCTGTCTTATGCTTCGAGTCTGGCATTGAAGCGACTTTCTCTCGAACACCGGGTAGCTGCTCGTCGGATATTCTCGACAATGCTTGCAATGCTTCTGGCGTGAGCTGGTTTGCTTGCTGTGATTGTGTGGCCGCGTTTTGGTTAGCAGAGTTTTGTGTAGCAGCGTTTTGGTTGGATGCGTTTTGGGTAGCAGCGTTTTGGGTGGATGCGTTTTGGGTAGCAGCGTTTTGGGTGGATGCGTTTTGGGTGGCAGCGTTTTGGGTGGATGCGTTTTGGGTAGCGTTTGGTAGAGAATTTGGTGGAGAATTTGGTGGAGCTGCATTTGGCGTGGCTGCACCCGATGAGGTATCTTGCTGCTCGAATGGAGCTTTAATGGCCTGTGCTGCCTTCTGTCCGGTAAAGATAAGCCCAGACTGACCAAGGGACATAAGCGCCTCAAACGCGGATTCCTTAGTGTCCCAGTTTCCACGGCCAAGACCTTCACCGACATACTCGCCTGTAAACTCGCCAAGCGGCTCAAGGCCAAACGCTGCCGTATCTCGAGCTACTGCACCAATACCCGTTTTAGATGCTTGGTAAGCTGCATCGTTTGCAACAAGTTTGCCAATTGCTTCGCGCTGCGTATTCCGTGCTGCAGATACGGCTGCATTGTCCGCTGTATCAACGCCAAGTGAGGTCATTGCGCGTTGCTCTGCCGCGCGTCCTGGTGCGGTCAATAGGTTGTGTGCCATCCCAATTGTTGCACGGTCAACTGCACCTATAACAGCTCCCTTGATTCCAGCTTGCTCTAGGATTTTATCCCCATGATCTTTGAGGTAGGCGACTGTTGCCTCTTTATCGCCCGGTTTAATTCCTGCCTTTTGCAAGTCTTGCTCGATCATGCCTCCGCCTTCGACGAGTGCATTACCTACACCAGAACCCGCTGATCCGCCTATGTACGAACCAACTGCCGCGCCAGTTGCTCCTCCTGCCGCTGCTCCTACCGGACCACCTGCTGAGCCTATCGCCGCGCCTGTTGGCGCACCAGCTTCCGCTCCGCCAACTGATCCTATACCCATACCAACAAGTCCTGGAACCATGTTTGGTATTTGCTCACCAAGAACTGATACAACGCCGCCAGCCGTATCAAGTGCCGAACGCGCCTTGGGGATAAATCCTTGTGCCTTGTTGTAGTTGTTGGCCGCAACATCGACCATGCGTCCTACGCCTGCCTTGAAGTTCTCGAAACCTCCCGCAGCAGACTGGTCGTTATTCCCCTCGGCACGAAATGCGTCTGTTAACTCATTGGCGCTCTTGGTTCCAGGGTTCATTGCCCGGTAGTTAGCATTATCTGCCTGAATGTCGGCAATGCCTTCATAGTCCTTTGTCGCCAGCTTTGCCGTTGCATCAACAGAATTAGCCATGCTGTGCCAGCCACGTTGCAGGGCGTTTTCTTGGTGCGACTCCTTTTCAGCCTGCCATTCGGAATCCGTCATCGGGGCTTTCTTTTTTGATGCAATGAGCTGATCTACCTGCTTGTCGTAATCTACATTAGCAGGCTTGGCAGCGGGATCGACATTAGCAGGCTTGGCAGCGGTAGCGCCGATTAGCTTGTCAACTTCTGCTTCATAGTTCATTAGCGCACCCTTACTGTGTGTTGGCGTTGATTACGTCGATCAATTTTCGAATTTCATCTGCTGGAATGTTGCGCTTCATTAACACATCTTTCATTCCTTGTGCTGTTTTTTGGTCGTATTTCGGCTGTGCCTGGCCTTGTTCGTCAGTATTCATTACTTTGCCTGTAACCTTGTTGTAGACAAGATTCTGGAGTTTAATAACGTTCCCAGCTGCGTCTACCGTATTTCCGCCTGGAAGTCCTGCGAAAACCTCTTGCGGGTTTTTTCCTTGCAATGCTTGCAATTTATCCGATGCCGATCTGAGCTCTTCGGGTGTTTTTGCGTTGTTGACGGCATTTAGTGCGTTTTGCATTCTCATGGTGTCGGCCAAAGCGAATCCATGAGTTTCTTGCGCCCTATTATCGGCATTCTTGGCAAGCCAATTGGTTGCGTCGAACTGTGATCCACGCTGCGCAAGCTCTGCTCCTCTTGCCTCTGCGTTTGATGCAATCTCGGCTTGTCGTGTTGCGTTATTCATGCCAGTGGTCGCCATATTGTCGTAGGACTGCATCTTGTTGGTTTCTGCCTCAAGCATTTTGGGCGTATATTGGGAAATGCCAGCTCGGCCTGCGGCCATTTCAGCGTTTCTTTGAATTGCATCAGCTCGCGCGATTGCCGGGTCTTTCGGCTCGAATCCAAATCCGACACTTTCAACATGATTGATTTGATTGCCGGGGGCGAACCCTTGGGCTTGTTGTGTGGGTTGCGCAACGGGCAATGGCTTAGTCGGGTCGTACATGCCGTAGGTGTTCGCTGGAACAACGGTCATATTGCCGCCCTTATTTCGGTCTTCGGGGCGAATGTTGCTGAATGCCCGCTCGCCGTGATCGCCCTTATATTCAACAACATCCAAGTTAGCGAGTGGTTTATATATCTCATCGCTGGAGGTAGCTGGTTTAGGCGTAGCTTGCGCCAGCACTGGATTAGCAGCACTAGCTCCTTGACTCGTATCGTTGACAACGCTTTGTCCTGGGGATTGTGGTTTAGTACCTTGGGGTGTTGAATCGCCAATCCGTGGTGTTGCATCACCTGTAACGGCTGTGTTAACAGTGTTTGCAAAAGGTATAGCATCCCTGATTAACGGCTTGGCAAAAACGTCTTCGGATAATGCCTGTACTGTTGGAGCAACCCTATTAATGGCATAGCCTACCGCTCCTGGAAACCCACCCACATTGAATGCTTCAGGCATTCCTTTAATTGTATTGCCCAATTCATTACGAGTATTTCCCAAGAATCCGCTTGGCTGTACTTTGCTAGGCTGAACAACAGGAGCAGGAGCATTCATCTTCGCTTCTGTATCAATTGCAGATTGAAACTCTTTGGCATTGCTTGCGGCCATATCCGGCACGGCTGCGTTGGCTTTTGCTCGCTGAACAAATGAAGCACCTTGTCCTTGCGGGGTGAATCCCTCGCTTGACTTAGGCTTTCCGGTCTGCGTATCAGTGTTCGCATCGGTGAAAACATTTTTTCTCTTATCGTCAACAACACCACCATCTGCAAGCATCTGCAGCTTGGCTGACTTTTCATTTACTGGCGTATGCGTAGCAACCTTCATAGCCTCAACCACTTGTGCACCAATGGCTTGCAATTCTTTCGGCGAAAACACGCGCTCGCCGTTGCTTACTCGAACCGGCACTTTTTCTTCATTCATCTTGCGCGTGCTATCGGCAGGTAGTACATAGCTTCCTTTGCGAAGCTCCATAGGGATGGAGTCCGATGTCCCAGTTCCCTTTCCACGAACCATGCCGCCATTAGCTAGTCCTACTTCTTTCTCGCGCCGCTGCATTGCGCTCATGCCAGCGTAGCCAGTAATGGCAGCTTGGAGTGATTGGGGTGATTGTGATGATTGTCCACTTGCCTTTTGCTCGGCGGCTGCTTTTTCAGCGGAGGACTTCTTAGCGGCTTCATCGTTGTTGTTAAATCCAAAAAAACCGCCCATGTGAGCCTCCGATTGTGTTATTGGTTAGTGATAGAGCTTTTCAATGCTAATGCTAGATTTTGTGGGTAGTTTATCACGGGCGTGGCCAGTCTTCTTTTATAAGCTCTTTTGGGATAACACAGATGCTTACATCATAAAACCTACCGAAGCAGTACTGAGGATATTTATCTAATGAGTAAATCATATTTGTATTTTTAAGACCGCAAACTGCCAATATGTCAATTACGTCTCCATTGTCGCCATCGACTATACATGCTGATTGATAGTCATCTAATCCAGCCGGGGTTATGCTTTTCGCTTCGAATGTTCTTCCGTAGCTAATACATACCGTAGACCGTGCGCTATGCTCATGAATATATCCGCAGTATGTTGAACGCGGATAGCTGTCAAGCGCTGAGCTTTCTGACCAGTGGTGCGGGGGCATGGTTTCTGCCTTAACGATGGATACAGGTGTTGCGTTCGCGTGATATTTAACTTCAAGTAAATGAAGCCGTATATTATCTTCTTTTTGTTGTAACTCTTTTGTATACCCGGAGAACATTCGCTCTACAACACCAAGCATTGGGTCAAATATACCTACTGCTGAATCAAGTCCATATACTCCATCGTTTACCCAATCATCATGCAATAGCCCTGTAGAGTTAGTGACCAAATTAAACCCAGCGCGCAAGTTTAGTTTTTTCTTTTTCTGTGTTGGCGTTGGTGGATGTGAAAGTAGCAAGCCGACTTTAACGTCGATGATGTTGCCGTATGTGTCGTCGCACCCACTCGCCATAAGCACACTTTCTGTTGATGATGTAGTTTCGCACTCATAAGTCGATACCGGCACGCCACCTACAGCGTCGGAAGCCGCATGTGCAGCCTGCGTATATGCAGCAATTTTGCTCTCAGCATAACCTGCAAATACTGCTTCTTCGGGTGCAGCCATTGAAAATGTTATGGTTGTTATTAAATACTTTGGCGTAGGTTCTATAATCCCATATTCTGGAGCCGTAGACATCCCGATATACGATACGATAATTTCAACTTGGTCAGAAAATCCATCGTCTTCACATGGGGTGCCCTGCACTGCTCCGCTACCACGCAACGTTTTTATTGTTAAATCATACGATGACCACGCGTCATTGAATTTAACATTGCTCGACTGGTCGTATGCGTAGGATGATCCTTCAAAGCTGCCAGGGGAAAAGTATTGCCCTAGCACCTTAACCGTGCGCTCCCCCACTGGGTCAGTTGAAAATGCTACATGGTCTTTTCCTTCACAATATGCCACGAGCGGGCCTATTTGGTCAGACCTTATATTGTATTCTGCTGGCCCAGCACCTGCGTATTTTGCTGAAACACTTCGGTACTTGGCTATTGTTGTGTATGTGCTATTCACATATTCAGACACTAAAGAATCACCGCGATATGCAAACAATCTTCCTGAGAACTCAAGCGTTGATTCCGCATCGGATGAATAGCTGTCCACTGTCGCTTCGTTAGACACATCTGCTTCAATGTTGCATTTTATTGATGTTGACTCATGATTCGACACAGTGAGAGTCCCATCCTCACTAACAGATATACTCATATTTATGATTACAGGTGTGTTCGAGTATCCATAAAATTTACCACTGTTTAATGACCATGCCCTTGCCGCCTTTGCTCGGTAAAAAGACGTCATCTCATTGTCTCCATATCCGGCGCTGTTGTAGCAATCAGTGCCTTCTTCATAGTATCGCTTGATGAAGTCTCTTGATGTGTCTAATGGAGGATATATTGGAAAAGTAATCATCGTTCCAGATGTATTAACGCTTATTATACCTGCATCAACATTGCTACTTCCTTTCCACCACAACATGGCTAAGTTTTGCGCACCATCAACATACAAAAACTCTCCAATCTCATAGAGTGGAGAAGCAGAAAATATAACTGCTTGTTTTTTGTTAACAGAAAACCGCTGTATATTAGATGCGTGCAGGTGTTCTCCATATACCTTTAACCACAATGCCGATAATCTACTAAAAAATTCTTTTTCTCCTTCGATTATTTCTGGAGATAAAGGTTTTCCATTGATGGTTCGTACAAAATCATTTTGCGTATAGATACTATATCTGCTATTGAATTGTGTAACTGTCGTATGATGAATTGCAGCGCTGTACTGCCCAGCGCATCCGTATATTAATTCAGGGTAGTAAAAGTTAAGCTGTTGAGGGTCTATATCTCCGCATCGTACATCAATGTCATAGGTGTTTGTTGAGAACGAGCAGTCGTGCGCATACAGTTCTCCTTTTTTGTTTGCCCATCCACGCATACCAGTTGGTGGAATATCAAACGGCTTTTTATGATCATTATCTTCGGTAAACTTGCCTATGACCTTCCATCCACCATTTATAGGCTGGATTTTATTTGCATTAGTATGTCCTCTAATGTTTCCTTGAACTTTGGCTACAAAGTAGTATTCCGTTAAAACGTATTTCGGGTTTGTATCGTCTACAACTTTCACTAAAAAGCAGTATCTGTCTGCAGTTTCGTCTTTAGCATTATCATGGTTTGCCTGAGCATCAATCGCAATACTATGCGCCCCATCCTCCTGCGCCCGCACTGACATGACGCTGCCATCCGATGACCGAACTCGGTGCGAATATGACTGGATTCCTAGAAGCTCTTGAATAAGCGCAGCATTAAGCAGCGCACCTCGTGCCCGCGATATTTTTGTATGGGCAAATTCGCCAATAAGCCGTATTTTGGGGCTAGATGTGAGCATGTTAGTAGCTGTACGATGTTGAACAGCTTGTGCCGTTAGACACAGAATCACTAATGCCAGCGCTGACATTCATGGCATTGATGGCTGAGGCTGAAATAGCTGCCGAGTTCTTCGCCGCACCGTCGATGGCTGCAACTGCCATTTGAGTTGCCCGAAGCGAAGCATCGAGTTCAATCTGTACACCTTTCACACCTTGTTCAAATACTGCAATGCGCTGGCTCATTTCAGCCTGATACCGGCTTACTAATGCCTGCGTTTCTGCGCTGTACCCTGCAATTTCTGCGCGGTACGCCTCGGCTGTCGCCGTGATATTTGTCGCGTAAGCCTTCATGCGCTCGGATTCGGCCATGACCCGGGAGCGGTATGAATCAACGAGAATGCCAAAGCTCTTCTGGTTTAGCTCTTGAATGCTTGTTTCAGCATTGATGCGTGACGATTCAGCGGTAGTCTCGGCTGCATAGGCTTGAATAGCTGCTTGGTATGCAGAAACATCGACACGGTACATATCCACCTTGGACATTTCAGCATTGATCTGTGAGGCATACGCATCGAACTGTGACTTGTTCGCCAGGACTAGCGATTGAAACGCATCCACTTCGGCCTTGTACGCTTCAATCTTGGTTTTTTCTACGTCCATTGCTATAGATGCGCCTTGCATGAGAGACTTGTACAAGTCAGCTTGTACCTGCAACGCTTGGAATTGCGCCGTATAGATTGCAATGTTGTCTTTATTGATTTCGCCTATCAGCTTTTGAGCTTCAATCTCTGAACGGAATGATTCAAGCTTCAACCCCTCGGCTTCGATGCGTGTCTTGTAAACAACGGACTGTATTTGGTATGCACTCACGTCCGCGTTGTACAGTGAAATAGCAGCGGAAAATGCTGTGAACTTCGCGTTGAATGCAAGGCTTGCAGCCTCAAATGCGCGGCGGGCATAGTCGCCCATGTAGGACATGATTTTGCCTTCAAGGTCTATACCTGACGTAATGGCAAACTGCATGTTGTTCTGCGCAAGGCGGGCTTGCTCAACCATGACTTCACGCGAAAGCTCTATGCTTTTACTAAGTGCCGCCTGCTCAATATCCATGAGGCGCTGCGCTGTTGCACCTGTCGGGTAGCTAAACCCACGCGCCGCACCTTCATTCATTGCATCTGCCTTGGACTGTCGGATAGCACTTGCTTCACGCTCTGCACCACGCGCCCAGAGAGCATATTCAGCCGCAGGGCTTAAACCCGTCGTGCCGTTTTGAATGTCGTTCTTGAGCTTGAAAATTACCGCTTGCAGCAACGCAGAATCGTATGGGTTTTCTGTGTACTCGAAAATCGCATCAGGGACAGTCAATCCGTGAGGGTTAAGCACTGCATCAAATTCGGCATAGATGATCGTAGGGGAATCAGGAACAACCATGGAGAGCAACTTAGGAACTGGGATTGACGTATCAAGAATTGGCGCTTCGGGGATTGCTACTGTGCCTATGCCTGGTGATACTGGAGCTACTCCGCTAAAAGGGGCTGGTGCATTCGGCAGCGATATTGACGGACGATATGCTGTGTTGTTTGGTACGGTAGGAAATTTTGGGTCTATTTCTGTAATAGCTGGTGGCGCTGCTGGTGCAGAAGGAAACGTAGGTTCCGGCATGTTTATAAAATTAGGATATGCGGGAGGTGCTGAAATAACAGGAATTGTACCGACTGCCGGGACGCTCGGCATAGGCGTAATGACAAGGCCAGCCATAGCATCAGCCATGCGGGCTAATGATTCGTTGGTCGCTGCAATCTGGGTTGATGCTACGCCTTCTGCAAAGCCCATTGTGCTATTTACAAGTGCGGGGATGCCCGTTCCAATTAACCCACAATTGCCTGCCATGCTAGATTCTCCTTGTTAAGACGACTGGCAAGAACTCGATCTTGTCGAACTCGAAAGCCTCGCCGTTGGTATTTTCGATTGTGAATTGCCAGTATCTAGCGCGAACGCCGCGCCCAAACAGAACACGGCTTACATCAGGGGATGATTTTCCATGCTTCACAAGCGCATAGTCATTGCTTGATACGGCGCCTCCGTTTGATGTAGTCACGCGCAAGACAAGGTTGCCTGACGACGTGTAGCCAACATACGCATCAGAAACGGTTTTCTGCTTCGATCCTTCAATAACTCCATCAATCGCCAAGTCACTCAGGTTTGTTTTAAGGACTGCATCAATACTAAGTCCATTATCAGAAGCACCCTGTAGCAAGAACAGCCCTTTGTTATTTGCTCCATAACACGCCGTGTCTGTGGCCGCGAATGAATTGAACCCATAGTTCCCGTATCGCGTGCCGGCGTTGAGTATCGTATTCAGCGTGTATGTAAACTGTGATCTGTTGGCCGAGTTGACTGAAGCAAGGTCTCGAATCTGTTCAAGAATCGTGGCAAGGCCAATGACATGCGGGTCAATGCTTGACTCTTCGCCTGTTTGGTCGATAGCTTCAACGGTGACGACAAGCGTCTTGAGCCATGTGTCGATGCTTGCGGCTTGGTCAACAACGCTTGCATGGCCGAATGCTTGTCCTTTTGCTGTGTCAGTTGATGTTGATGAGTCAACAATGACGGCAGTGCCCCACGGTGTAACAGTATCTACCGAGTGTTCTAACGTCGTTACCGTCGACGTAATGAACGCCGTGCCAACTACGCTTGCTATGTCCTTAGCCGAATCTGAAACCGTATATCTACCAATAGCCTTGCTTGATACTGTATCAACTGCTTTTTCTGTGGCTATTAGCATTGCTTTATCAATGAAAGTAGCGAGGTCAATCGCTTGCGCTGTACCGATTAGATTTATGATGCTTGTGCCAAACGCACTTATTGATAGCATGTCACTTGCTGAATCAGTGATTGAAACGTGCCCAGTTGACGCAACAATGGATGCAGACGATGTATCGCTAGATGATGTTGAAACTGCTATGAATAACGGAATATATGCGGCAACAGATGCTACTGCATCATCTGTCGTGGCATCTAGCGTGAATACGTATGTAGTCGATCCAATAAAACTAGCTACTGCATTAGATGTTGAAGCGTTTAATGCTGCGACTGATGCTGAAAATGCTGAAAAATTAGAAGTCGCATCCTCTGTCGCTACGCTAAGCACGCCACGGGATTGCATGTAACCCACAACTGATGCTACTGATGCGTCGGTTGTATTAAAAAGCACGCCAATGTTTGGTATGTAACCAAAAACTGAGGCTACTGCTGCGCCTGTTGTTGCGCTAACGATTCCTCGCGCCGGAGTATATCCAGAGAACCTAGCCACTGCGGATGATGTTGTCGCTGTTATTGTGCCGGATGCAGGGGTTACAACAGCTGGTATCGGGTGGTCTGTATGCGCTCCGTCTGCACTACTCGGCCTAGTCATCGTGTTACTAGAAGTAGCTCCACCCGTGTGCGTGGCTGTTACAACCACGCCTTGCACGTATTCGCTATTGCTTCCAGACGTAGCATTTATTATGCGAACACTTGCAACATCTTGGGCTGTGGAAAAATCAAAATAGGCGTATACAGGTAGGGAAGAACCACTACTTGACCATGACCCAGTGCTGTAATCAGTATTCCCATCAAGCATTCGCGCAGGATCCCAGCCCAAGTATGTGCTAGATGCTGTGGCAGTTATTCCTGAATTACTTAGAAGCGTTCCAGATGAGTTGCGAAATTCAACTTCACCTATATTTGCATAGGAAGCACCAAACGTAGAGTTAACGCGTATTACTACGCGGGTGACTGAGTTAGCCACTTGGATTCCTTATGCGTTGCCTTCGGTGATCGTAGCGCTGGATATTCCAACTGGATAACCGATAACAAAATCAGCGTTGTTGAAGATGACCTCAGCACCACTTCCCGCAATCCCAGCCGACATATCAGCAACAAACGTTCCTGACGAGTCTGTTATCCTAACCCATGTGCATGTTCCGGTAGCATCTGCTGCTGTATCGCTTGCGATTGTGTTGAACGTAAGCACGCCATTTGTGGCTGTTCCGGCGGGTGCTCCACCCGTCAGCGTTGCCAATAGGGTAGTCGCCGTGCCGCCCGTTGCTGGGCGTGTACCGTCGTAGCATTTGAACAGGCAGGCGTTTCCTAGCGTGGTTACGATGGCCTGCGCGCGCGCTGTGCGTAGAGTTGTACTAAATCCCATTGCCATGATGTAGCCCTCTTAGTTTGTGATCTTGTTCTTGTACACGACTTGGAACACGTCACCAGCTTCATAAGAACGCGCAGATTGTAGGGTCGCCGTCGATGCAAGGATACCCGTTGTACCATTACGGGTGCTGGTAGATACCAGAAACACGTTGCGAATGATTACCGCATCTGTGAGTGTGAATGCCGCTGGGGACGCAGCATTGCTGATAGACATATCTGCCGGGTCAGTAAGCGCAACCCACTGAACTCGGTTAGCTGGTGTGTAGGTTGTGATTTCGCCACACAATGCCGCAATGGTTGCTGCTGTGTCGGTTTCGGATGCTACGCGATCAGTTGTGCCGAGGCCAACATACCAGGTTGACGTTGCGGATAGGCCAAGGAACTTGGTCTTATATCCATACTCAACGCCTTCTCGTGTTTGCCCATTCTTAACATCGAATGAATCAAACAGCTTACCGTCACGGAAAACTTGAAAAGAGAACACGCCTTCAACGGCTTCTTGGCTAACTAATTTGCTCATACTGGAACACCTCCACGGGATATAAGGGTAATTTCTGCCGAGTCGAGTGACTTGGATTTGAACTCGCTGTTGTTTGCTACGCCTTCATCAGCAGACAAGGATGTGACGTACTGTGTTGCACCATGCTGCTTGCGTAGCATGGCCGCACCTGTTTCTGCTTGGGGGATGGTGAAGTCGTTGCTGGTAATATCGGTAAGATTTCCCATGTCATCTCCGCTCACAATGCTTCTATTCGTTGTCCAGATTGCTTCGATTGTACCTGCTATCGGGTCTTGTCTCGTATCTGAAACAGATAGCATCACATCGGTTCCAATGACTGCTCTATCGAACGATAATAAGCGAAGTTGTGCTGTTGTTATATTATCGCCTTGCAAGAAATACGTGCCAACAGCATCAGACACATACACACCGCCATTAACGGGAACACACAAAGTAATATCGCCAGACATACGCACAAATCCATTGCGGAAGTCGAACCACTGGTACGCGAATGAATCACTCTGGTAAATAGTGTCACCCGCCACACATAAAATGTGCCCCTTAAAATAGCGAACAATGGTTGCATTCGGTGGCGGTGACTTGAACAATGACTTGAGCGTTTCGCCGTACTCCATCAGCGTGACTTCTGTAGAAGCTGCCCCGTTGATGACTTCGCCAATCTTTAGAAACTCTGTTCCATTGGGGCGAGTCGCATAGATATTTATCTTGATAACTTCGGGGTCAGTGCTGGAAATGAGTCCGTCAATGCGAACTCCTCCACCAGAAGTAAGGTCAATCACACCAACGTTACTTGCGCCTGATTCTTCACCGTTTCCACGAACATACGTCAGGCGAATCTGGTATGTTCCACGGGGTAACGACCCGCCAACAACTGAGAGCATCGCACCGCCATTCGGCGCTTGAATTCCCCATAATGCTGGGGTAATTCCATTGCGAAGGATTCCTCGCTGTAAACCGTTTGACCAGTACACATCATTATTTACAAGCGCATAGCTCACGGCTTCGCTACGCATTCCTGTAGCTATAACAACTGGTGTGTCTGCGAGACGATATAACGTCCCTTGGCTCACAAAGTAGATTCCAAGGTGGCAAGACCACAAGCTATGGCACGCTTGGTTGAACACTTTCACGAAGCCTTCACGACTGCGGACGCTTCCAGTGTTGGTAATATCCACGTTATAAGCTTCTGCCATTGCGCCGTTTGGCATGCGCTCAGGACGATTGACATTGTTGTAACCGGATGGAAATCCGGCATGTTCAATCAGTGGGCTTACGCGTGGCGGCTTATTGATCATGCCCAGAATACCTCAACATGATGAGGCACGTCATGGCGCGTAATCCTTCTCAGGTCTGAATCTGGGCGAATGCCAAAATACTTCTCGAAGCTGTCTAATGCGCGGTCGGCGCGTGACGGGTCAAACAAGTCATGGTCTGGTACGTTGAAAACTTTATGCAAAACCCATTGCACGAGTTTGACGTGGTGAGCCACATTGAGTTCTGGAACATCGTCCATCGCAGAAAGCTGCTGCAGTGGAAACCGATAGCCTTCGAGAATAATCATACCGAATGAACTTGGTGTTGGAACAAGGCGTAGTCCATTATCAGTTTGAATCACATACAGTGGAAGGCCATAAGCATCTCGCCATGTGTCAATCATTGAGCCATAAGAATCAACCCATCCTTGGTTTTCAGTCTGATCTAGCTTGTCCAGGTATTCAGCGGACACGATGCCAAGATTGTTTCGCATCGTTTCGCCGTCAACGATGAAGCTACAATGTGAAAGCTCGAACAGTGCTTGGTGAAGCGGATAGCTTGCCTGTCCTTCTGTTGAAGTTATGCGGCATACTGCGCTATCAGTGTTCTCATGAATCAGCCGTCCACGCAACGCAGCCTCTTCTTGTGCCTCATTTAACAGCATTATGACCTGAGCATCAGAGACAAGGTAGGGAACTACGCTGTCAAACGCCTCAAAGCGATAACGGTTAATCAGGTCTTGAAGATTCATACGACACCAAACTGATTGATGAGCATAATTGCGTGTTCGCGCATCTTCTCAATGCTTTGGCGCTTGTCCATCTTCTCGCGGTAGTTGTGCAACACATAGTCATGAACTGAATCTTTGTCCATCTGCTCAATGCGCATTTGTGTTTCAAGAAGCTGCTCAAGCACTTCATCGCGCTGCTTTTCTTTATCTAAGCTTTGCTCAAGAATGAGTGCCGTATCATCATCAACGGATTCATCGGACTTTTCAAAAATGTCATAGTGACGCAGGAATTTGTTTGCCAAGTGTGACGGCACATTACGAGACTGACCTTTCTCGAAAACTAGCCAGCTTCCGTAAATCGCGTCTTCCCATGTTGCGCGCTTACCAATGTACCGGACTCCAGACATACAAACACCTCAGAATAATTGGTGCGCAGGTTATGCGCACCGGCGGGGATTACGCCCCGGTAAGAACGCCAGATACGAGAACCGTGATACTAGAAGCCTTGACGTTGGTCGCGCCTGCTGCGGTAGCAATCAAGCGCGCATTCTTCGGTAGGACGACATTCTTTGATCCAGTAGCACGGATGCGGCCAACGGTATTGACGGCAGCTGCCGAAGCGGTGAAATAAGACGCATCTTGAGGAACGTCAATCGAATCGACACCATCCTCGTACTTAAATCCAAGCGTCCACGTAGTCAATGCGGTTTGTGCCGTGGTGACGATGATTTGAGCATCGTCCAAGCGCATACCGGACGGAAGCTGGCCAAGGTCAATCACGTCGCCAATCGCAACAGCAGTTGCTACGGTATTGGAGTCGGTAATGTAACCGTTGTAATCCGTTACAAGTGGGAACTTGAGAGTAGTAGCGTTACCAAAGGGGGACGCTCCGCCGAATTGGTTAACGATTCGTTTGCATACAATAGTAGCCATGTGTGTTTACCTCATTGGGGCTTTCGCCCCGTTAGATTTTAGTTGCGTGTGCCAATGGTAGAAACAGCGGTGTCAACTGCAATAATGCCGTTGTCCGTGAACTCTTTGCCCAGGCCGGTATCGACTTCAAATTTGATCTTACTTACGCCACGAATCGCGCCAATCAGCAATTCAATCTTGTCGGCGTGGTCAAGCTCCTTCTCGCTCCAAAAGAACGGAATGCCAGACTTGTCGGACGCTGCAAAGGCTTCTGCAATTGCTTGTCCGCCGAGAATGAGCGAGCGGTCAACTGCAAACCCAGTGCCGAACGACGCAGGTACAACGCAAGATGACTCGGTTTCGCTGGTGTTCGATGCGCAATAATTGATGGTATCGCCCGAGTAGAAGCGAATCGGACGCGGCATCTTGATAAGCAAGAACCCGTTCCACAAGCCAGCCTCTCCCAAGAACAATGGATGCTGATTAGCCTGGCTTGCACGCGCCATTGAACTTGCTTGCAGCGAACGGAATGAGCTATCCGATGCAAACTTGTTGTACTGCGCTGGACTCATCATCCATACGCGAAGTGGTGAATCAGATGCCGCTTTATCGCCCTCGAACATGACGATCGGGGGAGGCAATGGAATCTGATCAAGCACGGTGCGCATTGAATCCACAACGTCCATTTTGAAAATGTCAGTTGATTGCAAGTCGACTTCACCAGCCGCCACAGTGAATGGCTTAACCGCAGAACCATCGGCAATGTAGTGACGGTTTTTTGATGGCGCTTTGACCTGGTTCACCATGATGCTATTGAAGTCGGCATCTGCGTTGGTTGGGATAACCCACTCAACGTTGTTATGGAAGCCGCGAGCGCCCGCCATGTGAACGAGCAGGGTTTGATCAACATAGCGATCCATAAGGTTTTGCGCGACTGGACGGCCAAGGGCGCGGAAATCAACAGGTGAACGGATAGTTGTCATCACGTCGCCCAAGTCGATTGGGAAGCGCGCTTGGTCAACACGAAGTTCGGCTTGCGTGATAGACATGCCAGTACCGCGACCTTCGGCATAGGACTTGCCCATGATCGGTTTCGCGTTGGTTGGATTCAACAGGTGGAAAGTCACGTCAGCGCCGCGACCTTTAGAAAGGTCGGTACAGCGCACAATGGGCATGTGTTGGGTAGTTTGTTTACGCAATGTAGCTTCTGCGCCAGCCGTGCCCTTGGGCATGGGACCGGTGAGTCGAGCTATTGAAGAGTTGCGCTGCATGTGAGTTGCGAACAGGCCGACGGCCTGGTCGATCATGTTCGTTTTATCACCATACGCAGCAAATGTTTTTTCGCCTGCCATTTTTTAAGTCCTCTAAACTTGATTGTTCATGTACGCCTCACGCTGCTCTGGCGAAAGTGCCATTACCGCGTCGATCTGCGCTTGGGGTGTCATGCGGCGGATTGCTTCAAGCCGACCCGCATTGTCTGCAACTCGTCCGCCCGGAATATCGGAAAGACTCATTGGTGTTGATGGTTTTGCCTTGGATACGATTTCTTTCGCTTTTGCCTTATCTTGATTGGCTGTTGATACGGGCTTAGTTGTTTCGGGCTTAGCTGTTTCGGCCTTGTACTGGCCGAACACCTCAATAATGTCCTTAGCAGCTCCCGCTGTAAGAGCATTAGTCAGTGCCTTCTGCATGAAGCCCGGCTTACTTGCCATCCAGTTCTGAAACTCTCCGCTCTCGAAAATAGAATCAGCGTCAGGGTGCGCACTGTAGATTTCTCTGTAGTGTGCATCTGCTTCCGATTGCATCTTCTGAGCTTTGATTGGCTCTAGCAGCTTCTCTACTTTCCTTGACACTTCCGCATCAACAAGCTTAAGAATGCCCTTCTTCAAGTCTTCCTCGGAGAAGTCGCCAAAGAGTTCTGGATCAACTCCCGCATCAATCGCAGCCTCTGCAACCGCCATTTGCTTTTCTACTGCCTTGCTTTGCCCTTCTGCACGGAGTCGTTCCAACTCTGCGCGTGCGGATTCGGCTTCAGCCTTCCAAGTATTTGCGTTGTTACGGGCTTCGGTTAGTTTTTCGTAGGGGATGGTGTGGATTCCATCCTTCGCCACGATGACGCTATCTGCGGACTCAACAGGCTCAACAGTCTCAACAGGATCAACAGGCTCAACATCATCATCGGCCACGCCATCAACTTGAGGTTCTGGCGCTTCCTCAATTTCCACCGCAGTGGTATCGCCATAAAGAAGCTGGGCAGCTTGCTCTGGTGTGGGTGTTCCGCCGAATGATTCGATAAGTGCAGCTTGGTCAGTCATTGTTTTTTCCTTTGCGCATATCGCTGCGCGTGCTTACGACGATATATAAACTAGCTATTAACAGAAGTCAACCAATAGAAAAACGCTATGCTTTTTAGCATTGGATTTCTTGAATGACATGGCTATCAAATTGATATGACTTGATAGTTAAATGTTGTCTGTTGGCGTGCTTGTCTCAATGCCAGTACCGCCATCCCCAGGATTGATTGGCTTGGCCGGAAACTGCGGGCTAGTGTTTTGGCGCTGCATAACTGGTTGAGCTTGTGGCTGTGGCTGAACAACTGGTTGAGCTTGTGGCTGCGGGAAATTTGGGTCAATGCCAATAGGATTCGGCACTTGATAACCCGCTCCCTGCATTACAACGTCGGCAATGGGCGCGATGCCTGGTTGCTGGACAATCTGTGCGCCAGCTTGCATTGCCGCAAACGCTGCTTGAACGCCGACTTGCACTGCTGTTGCATCAATCTTCTTAACTTCGCTGTCTGCCAGCTTGCTCTTAATATCAAGCTCTTTAGTCTTCAGATCAATCATGCCTCGAATACGCTCTTGCTCTACCGCTTGCTTGATTTGTTCTTTTATCTGCTCGGGTGATTGCTGCTGATCTACGGCTCGAATAGCCTCAACAACATCGCGCTTAAACGGCACATCCATCAAACTCACGAGGAATGGCAATACTGCTTTTTGATACTCTGCTGGCATTGACTTCAGCGCCTCGCTCATTGCACCTAACTGTTGCGATCGGTAGCTGTTTGAGCTTGGCACATCTTCCAATGCAACCTTTAAGCGCGTGCGCTGTATGTCGTTGCTCATATATGCGCGCCCAGTCATTGGGTCTACATCAGTCTTGTTGAGTACAACGGTACGGTCTTCGCGAACTGCGTCGCCTTCGATGATTACGGTCGTTTCATTTTCGCCCATTTCTTCGATAATCAGCGCCATAAGCAACTCACCTACCATTGAGCGTGCTGACCGGAAATTATCCATCATCCAAGCCAATCCTTGATTGGACTGCTCGACTTGCGTTGACTCTTGCAATCCGCTTGTCGCATTGCTTTTTTTACCCATGAAACTCGCGGTTACGCCGCTAACGCGCTCGATAGCTGATCTGTTGTCCTGGATCATTTGATGTTGCTGATCGTTGAGCTGGTAATCGCGGTGAACCTCAAACCGTGATCCGGGCTTTGCCAGGTGGTCGGCGTTGAGAACAATATCGCTGTCGTTACGGGCGATCTGCCGACGAAGCTGCGCATCATTCATCTCTACCGCGCCTTTCGTGCGCTCAACGCGCACAACAGACAAGCCCCATCGAAGCTTGCTGATGCCCGAATTGAGGGCATCTTGCTGATATAACATCCCACGCACAAAGCCGTAGGGGATGTTAGTCATGTCTTCGCGGTAGCCCCAGAATGGGACATAAGGGAAGTAGTTATGTGGATAAGGTGAAGGCTCATCACTGAGTTGACGAGGTCCGAGCCAGAAGCAACGGCGCACACGGGATATGACGGCTTGTCGTGGCGTGGCTTGGCCGCTGATAACTGCCTCGACATGGCGCGGATTGTTAATATCAAACTCTTCAACTCGGCCATCGACAAACCGAATAACAGTCGCATCAACGTAGCGCCTATACCAGATTTCGCTGATGCAGACCTCAAGCGACATGATGTTGAACCAATGCTCTTCCTGCATCGTCCACGCTCGCCCGTCTGCGTGTGCGTTCTGCAATCCGGTCGATGCGCCACCGTCGGTCGAACTAAACGAGTGATACCCGAATGCGTCAGTGGCCAGGCCACCCGACATAATCAGATCTCTATGCTCGGGGAATGCTGCCGCTGCACGCTCTTTGCTCATCCACTTTTGCCTGCGTAGCCAACGAGCGTCATACAAATCATCTTCAACGGCCTTCATGTCGTAGTGAATTTCGTTTCTGTGGATAGCATTGCAGCGAAACGGGAACTTAAACGGATCGGTTTCTTTCGTGACTTCGACCCAGCCAATGCCGACGGCGATTTGAGACTTGAAAGCTTTGGCGCATGCGCGGTCGGCTTTACTATGGCGCTCGGCTTGATTGAGTTTGAAATTGATGGCGTCGGCCACATCATCGCTTCCAGTATCGCCGTTTGCGGTTACACGCCAATCGGTGCGGCTTGATGCTTCGTATCCTTGGATTGAGTGCAGCGTCGGGCTAATCAAGTCCTCGATTGCCGGGGGTATGCCGTTCTCGCGCTGCAATCGTAGCAGGTCGCTATCGAGTTGATTGCCATCAGCATATTCTGCCTCACGGTCAGCCTTGCTGCGCCAAACGGGTTGCTGGTCGATCTCCATAATGAGGCGGTGATATTCCTCAAACGTCAGTTCAAGATCATCTTCACCATCGCCATCGCCATCCATGTCGGTATCAGATTCACCGTCGCAATCCATGTCATCGTCCATGCCCATGTCCTCGTCCATGTCCTCATCTTCACCAATCTCAACGTCAGCGACTGGAAAATCAGCTTCATTCCTCTTTAGCCGGTTTTTTTCGTCAGCATCATTAAACCCAATAATCATCATCATTTAATCCTCATGTTCGCCAATCGGGTGGTGGTGCTTCTTCGTAAATGTATCCTGCATTTGATGCGAGTATTCCTATCTCTTTGGCCTGCGCCCATTGCCTGAGCGCGTCCGCGCCTTCGCTGCATCCGTTGGACTTATCAGGCGTGTCATCGCGGAATCGGGCATCTTTTTGATTCCAACTCTTGCGGTAGCCTTCTAGCCGTGCAATCCCTTCCTTGCATTCAACCGCATCAAAATATGCGCCCTTTAGATGCTTTCGCACTTGGTGGATGCCATCCATAATCCGGCCAATGACTGGCACGGTGACAAAAACATCGCGCGGCATAAGCTCTTCCAACATCTCGCGTGTTGTACGGTTAACCATTCCAAGCCGGCGGTGATCCGCGTCGTGCGGTAAAAAATGCGTATCGAACAAGTAGCCCGTTTTACGCAGCTCGGTAACGTAGTGCTGCAAATCCTCGTTATGCGCCTCATAGTAGGCTATAAACCTATCCTCGCCGTTTGAGTGTTGGTGAAACCAGATCGCGCAGCCGTCCGAGTTTCCAATATCCCAAAACGTATTCACCGGCAAATCAAGGATTGGCACGCGCATAATACCGCCACGCTTGCGCAGCTCAGTTAAATCTTTTGCGTAATAAGCTCCGTCCGCCGATCTCTGCCATGCCTCGACCGTGGAGGAGGGATATTCCTGCCACATCTTCTCTTCTTTGCCGGAAAAGTCCGCATCGCGTGTCGCGACGTACCAAGCCCGCTGGTCTATATCAATCCTTGCTCCAGTAACACACTCAACTTCATCGAAGTATTCGTGGTCTTTTACCGATATGGCGACGGTACTATTGGGCATACGGTACTTTGGCTCTTGCCACCAAGCGTAAAAATGGAAGCGATAATCTTTAGGTGTTAGCGGTGCCTTGCTGTTGTATAGGGATTCTGCGCGCTGGCATATATCGTAAAAATCGCCTTCTGCGCCTTCGGACGTAGATTCGATGACCAATATGCCATTTGCTGGGACTGCTGGGATTGAACCCGTGCTAATTTCACGGGCTTTGCCTTGGTCTTTTGCGCATATTTTTCCGTACTCTGATATAAGCAGGCGGTGAATCGTGCCGGATCGCATCGACGTGGCCACGCGGATAGAGCTATTGTTGTGTGCAAATAATAGTTCGCTCTCGCTATTTTTGACGAGAGGCATTGCATCGCGCAACACTTGTGGCAAGTTGTCGTATGCAAATTTAACTTTATCGCGGAAGATGACCGTGGCTGCGGGAAGGTCTTGGGCAATAATCCCGCACCGCTGATTGGACGTGAAAAGCGCATGATCAAGCCAAAGGATGGCAACAAGCGTCGTCATACCAAGCTGGCGCGCTTTTAATGTTACGTTACGGTGCCATATACGATCAATAAATCGACGCTGTGCGAGGTTGGGGACGAATGGAATGACAGTCCCATCTTCGTCGCCATCGCCTTTGATCATGATTTTGTAAAGTAAACCGCTGAAAATGCGCCAATGCGGGTCTGCTAGACACTCGGCAAGTTGTTCGGGTGTTTGCGGCACAACGCCGATCATATTACTCATGTTCTATATCCAGCGACACGGGGGAAATCGTCAGCGGGCGCGCTGAATTGCTGATGTTGATGAGTAGATTGTTGATGATGTCGCCTGCGGATTGGCTCGCATCTTTGATGCCGTAGGCCTGGCGCTCCAAGTCGATCAGCGTTTTTAACGCATCAATCAGCGTTTTTGCTGTTTTAGATCGCTCGGGCAACTTAATGACCGACATATAAAAGTCATTCAGCTTGTCTCGTCCATTATTGTCCTCGCTGCGCATGATCTGCCCAATGCTTTCGAGCATATCGAGCGCACCTTCACCGGTTTGTATATCCAGCTCGGCAAACATCCTTTCAACAATGCTACTTGCTTTATCAATCCGTTTTTGATGCCTGATTTTCACATCAGCAACATGACTTGCTACGGCTTCAACGATCTGTTTTTCTGTTTTGGTAGCCAACCCAGTCTTGGCTACCATTGATCTGGCAACCTGTTTGGCGACCATATCATCCGCCCGAGCTTGCACGCGGGCTAATATGTCTCTCGTCCACTCCTCTTTTGCAGCCCGTTTTTGTATTGCTGCATGTGTTATCCCTGCATCCTTGGCAATTTCCCTAATCGGCTTTGTCCCTGCTCGATATTCAAGCTCAATCGTCGTCCAATCAATTACGCGCTTAATCTGTACATTCATGCACGAGAGTATAGCTTTTAACTATAAAACTTATCCAGTACAGCAATTTTGCTGTACAAACGCAGTGCATGTGCGCATACTTATTTTGTCGATGTTGGTAACTTAGACTTTTTGCCGTCCTCAATCAGCAGTTTGCACATATCCGCCCGGAAGCATTAACACCTTCCGGGCTTTTTTGCGCCTTGTGCTTGGTATTTCTCGGGTGAGCGCTCACCGACTGAAAAATAAATTGTGAAAACACAAAAAAAGTGTTGACTTCATTGTGATAAAAGCATATACTTTATTCAAGGTTAGGGAATGGACTTAACCACAAACACAGAGAGACAAAAATGAAATTTGAAGTTGAAATGTTCCAAAAACTAGAAAAGTTTTTGGTGCCTGAATGGGACGAATGCGCCTATATGGAAGGCGTGCCTCTCAAGCACCGAATTTTTGAAAGCATCGAAATTCTCCCCCCGGATATGCAGGCGGAAATCCTCGAAGATGAGCCGATGACCGAGCTGATCGAAATCAGCGCATTCACCATCAAGGGTGAAAAATCCATTATGGTTCGTCCCACGGATGGAGACTGGGACTGTAAACCATTAATCGTCCAGGTGGTGTTTGATACCATCACCCAGGAATGACCTGAACCACAAAAACGAAGGAGACAAAAATGAACAACATGACCCGCGCAGAATCCATCCTCGAAAAAAACAAGGATGTGTTGATCGAATTTTTTGTGGGATTCGCGTCCTGCGAGTATTACAACGGTACGAGCTACCAGCTCTACCTAGACCTGCACGATGACACTATGTTCATCCACCAAGAGGCCAGTGACCAATCATGGTTGCAACGAGATGACGGTTCAATTATTCAGATTGACCGCGTAAGCGGTTATTGCGACATCCCTGAGGATGAGCAGTATCAAGATGGTGACGACATCAATGATTTTGGCTATGACGCGTTTATAAAAAACGTGGCCTCCCTCATTGCCGATGCCCTCCTAGCCTGGACGGAAGATGACTGGGAACTAATCTGATTCCCACCGGCCAGCACCCACAAATAGAGAGAAAATTATGTATACCACCCTAAACAAGATACGACAATGCGGACCATGCGCAACCGGTTGGGAAAAACTGTTAAAAAATTTAGGTAAGGTAAAAGCGGATGACGAGGAGCTACCACTCTTAACTGTGCTTGATAGCAACGGAATTGATGATGCCATATGGTGTTTTCGTGCCATCGACGGTAACGATACTGATATGCGACGGTATGCTATTTGTTGTATACGCCAAGTGCTGCACCAGATTACAGACCCACGCAGCATTGCAGCCATTGAAATAGCAGAACGCCACCTCGACGGCCAAGCGACGGATGAGGAGCTAAGGGAATCGCGCATGTCTGCTTATATTGCATATACAGAATCAAAATCCATGCCGGACTATATCGCATATACCGCAGCTTCTGTTCCTATCACACGATATGTTGCCACTACTATCGAATATGTTATATCTGCCGCGTCTACGCTCATGGATGAGCGCACAGTGCAAGAGACAGAATTACGCCGGATGCTATCGCTAGGTAAAAGCTCCAGTTAGCCCCAACATTCATACAAGACTCGCAAGAGAAAATCAGCCAGCCGTGTTACGCCGGCTCTGAGCATCCTAGCCGCCCATGCTTTGTGGGTAGTCCATTTTTCAGGAGCACTTGTGACGCTTTATGCTGCTTAAATAAAAAAAACTTATGGGTTAATAAAGAGGCTTATGCCTCTTTTTTGCTTTCATGACCATCGCAAAAATGATTATACATGTGAAATACAAGCTATTTACGAGGATAAGTTGTTGATTTTTATGTTATTACTTGTTTTACGGTTTTACGCATATATAGATAGATAAATAGAGAGAGAAAAATAGATAGATAGATATAGATATAGATATATATATGTATAATTGTATAATTGTATTATACAACAAAAATCAATGACTTAGCTTCTTAAAACTTCTGCATAACCACTGTAAAATCAAAAATGACCATCAACGCCCCCCAGTTCTGGGTTTTGTAGGCGATCTTGGATGTTGGTTGGCGTAGTTGGTTTTTTCTGCGCGGGTGTTAACGCCACATGCCAATTAAACTTAATTAGACGGATTCTAAGGCGAAAATAATCGTTATGAATGCCGATGTAGCGGTAAGCTGTAAAAATGGCTTACGCAGCCTATGCGTTTGTTGGCATTGGTTGTGGTCGGGGGGGCGCCTGGCTTTTTTCATTGCTGGCTTATTTGAACTTTGGTACAATCCTCATCAACAGGCCGCACCCTTAACCTCTTGTTTTTTTGTGAAGTGCCACGCCGTGCGGGTCGTGGTGCTTCACAAAACGCCAAGAGGTTTTTTTATGCCTATCAAAATCACAATTGACACCGAATTTAAGTCGCTCATTCCACCATTAAGCCGCGAAGAGTATGCGCAGCTTGAGGCAAACATCATTGCCGAAGGTTGCCGTGATCCGCTTGTGGTTTGGGGCAACACACTTGTTGATGGGCACAATCGTTATGAGATTTGCACCCGGCTTGGGATTACGTTTACTACGGTGGCTAAAGAGTTTGAAGACCGAGATTCTGCAATGGATTGGATGGATGCAAATCAACTCGGACGGCGAAACATTACGCCAGATCAATTTACTTTGCTGCTTGGGCGCAGATACAACCGGGCAAAGAAGGCTCAGAATGATGGCGGCATTGGCGTATCGAAGGCAACCGGTGATCAAATTGAGCACCGGTTACGCACCGCAGACAAACTAGCCGCAGAACACGGTGTAAGCCAGCCCACTGTTAGGCGCGCAGGCAAGTATGCCGAAGCTATTGCAGTTGTAGAAAAGGCCATTCCTGGATATACCCCGGTGGTAACAGTACCAAGACAGGCAGTTATCAAGGCCGCTGCGTTAATCGAAAAATCACCCAATCGTGCTTATGAAATTATTTCTGGTGAAAAGTCGATGGCGGATGTTAAGCGCGAAGAGCGCAGGGAAGAAATTATTGACAAGCTTGAAAGCGTTTCAGCAATGGAGGTTAAAGCGGCACAAGGTCTTTATGACGTTATTGTTTTAGACCCGCCATGGGCAATGCAGAAGATCGAACGTGACGCTAGGCCAAACCAAGTTGAGTTTGATTATCCTACTATGTCCGAGGATGAATTGAGGCTACTTGAAATACCGGCTGCTGATGATTGCCATGTTTGGGTATGGACAACGCACAAGTTCCTACCAATGGCGTTGAGGTTAATTGAAGCATGGGGGATGAAGTATGTTTGCACATTCACATGGCATAAACCCGGTGGTTTCCAGCCAATCGGATTGCCTCAATACAACTGTGAATTTGCCATTTATGCTAGAAAAGGCACGCCAGAATTTATCGACACCAAGGCGTTTCCAGTTTGCTTTAATGCGCCGCGTGGTGCGCACAGTGAAAAGCCAGAGGAATTCTATGAAGTTGTGCGCCGCGTTACCGCAGGACGCAGATTAGATATGTTCAACCGACGGTCAATCGAAGGGTTTGATACATGGGGCAATGAAAGTGGCGATTAAGGGCGACTGGAAAGCAGATAAACGATGGTCTGATCGGTTTTTGACAGAAATAAAGTCTATCCTTGGCATTTACCTCATTAGCGAACCACCTCATGAAGAAGACGCTGAAAGGAATACCGATCTAATGGTTTTAAGACTCGACGCTGTGCGAATTGGTTGCCGAGTTAGGAAGCACCAATACGCGAGCAAATATGGCGACGAGTTTACGATCAGAGCAGGAAGGCCAAGCGGAACAAAAACAGAACTAACAAAAATTATTGAAGGTTGGGGCGATTATTTTTTCTACGGATTTTCTGACGCAGAAGAAACAAACTTGCATTCGTGGATTTTATGCGACTTAAAGGTTTTCAGAATATGGTACATGCGCAAGTTAGCAGCATTACCCGCTGGGCATGTGCCTGGGATTGGCAAGAAAAACACGGACGCTTCAAGCACGTTTGTAGCATTTAACATAAATGATTTTCCTGAAAACTTTGTAATCGCAAAAAAGAGATAGTGTTAACCATGAATAACATCATGGCCGAACTATACAGAATGGGAGTATCTATTATTCATGATGGGAATGCAGTTAGATTTCGCGGGAAGCTAGCCAGTGTAGCTACCCGTCGGTTTAAGACGCACAAACAGCACATTGTTGACGAAGTTGGCAAGTACCACGAATCAAAAACCAACGGCGCGGCACAAGAACTTATTGATATGGCACGAGCCGTTGCGTCGGCATGGGACTGGAGCAAGGATGATTGGGCGTTGTATTGGAATAGCAATTATGCAAACCAAGAAGTAAAAAAGCTCTTCTTGGCAGAGATTGAAATTTCACCATGGCGCTATAAGTGCGATACGGCATCGTGTGATTTTCATTAGAGTAAAAAGTTATGCCCCTTGACTTCATAAAATCAGCTTCTGGAGTGCTAGTCCCTGGTTCTGATTCAACGGTCGATGCGATGCGCAGCTACAAGATTGGAACTCCATTGTTTGTGGATATTAAGCGCATCCGAAATTATAAGTTTCACCGCAAAGCATTTGCATTGTTCAAGCTGGCATTCGATCACTGGGAAATCCCTAGTATCGAGTACAAGGGTCAGCCAGTTGAAAAGGACTTTGAACGCTTCCGTAAGGATATGATCATTTTAGCTGGGTTCTATCGCCCAGTGTACAACGCCCGAGGCGATGTGCAACTTGAAGCCGAAAGCCTTCCATTTTCAAACATGAGTGAAGAGCGATTTAACTTTGTGTATCGCGCAGTCACGAGCGTGGTGTGGGAAAGGATTTTGCGGCACTCTGGGTATGCAAGTGAGTCTGATGTTGACAACGTTATTAATCATCTTATGAGCTTCGATCAATGAAAAAGAATCCACAACCCGCCTTGTCGCCATCAACGCAGTATCAATGAATGCGGCTTCGGTGTTAAAATACGGCTTGGCCTATGTCGTGGGCTTGCTCGAAGCGTTCAAGCTCTTCGCGCGTGACAATGAGGCGTTCAATTTTGATGGTGTTGTCAACCTTTCTATCTGGGCAATACATATCAAACCCGGGCAATGTGTACACCACGCTGGATTCACCGTCGTTGTACGTTAAGACAGTATCGGGCAATACAGAATCTGGCGTGAAAACATCCCCCTTAGCAACTCTTCCAATATCTATGGCGCTTAATCCGAATGGCCCTTTCTCCGGTAGTCCTCGCCTAGATTGATACCGTAATCCTGATTCTGTTCGCACGGCCTCGATAAATGTAGGTATTGCAAACGAATAGTTGTAGCTAATCCTCAAAAGTCCTTCCGCGCCATAATGCAGAACATCTTCAACGCTTACCGCCTGCCCCGTCATGCCCTTCCAGCGTGTCGCAACCTCATCAAGCGTGAACCACTTCTTTTCAGGTAGCCCATTGCGGGCGGTTTGGGGTATTGTGTTGTTAGCCATGCTTGCACCTCCATTCGTGCATCGTTGGTTAGAAGCCTGCCGTGGATTGCGCCACCGGCGGGCTTTGTTGTTTATGCGACTTTGCGCATGGTTGTGGCGTTTTATTCTGTTTCGATGCCAAGTACATCAGCCACGCGGTCGAACATTGCTCTATCTAGCACGTGCCTTAGCGCGTAGCGGTCTTTCCGTACAGCAGCAAGTGCTACGGACTCATTTATTTTAGATTCTGGGACGTGCCGAAGTGCTTCGCCGTTTTGTTTTACGGCAGCCAGCACAACAGATTCTGACATTTTTGATTCAGGCACTCGCCGTAGCGCGTAGCCGTTTTGACTTACAGCTACAAGTGCCACCTCCTCGGTAATTTTCGATTCAGGCACACACTGTAGAGCGTCATCATCTTGTTTTACGGCAGCAAGAACCATGTCATCCGTCATTAGCGACTCAGGCACGTAATTGAGCATGAAGCCATTTTTCCGCACGGCATCCATAATTTTGTCTGGGTCGGTTATTGCCGAGAATTTAATTTTCATTTTGTTTCGCTTCGTTTTTGGTGGGTAAATTTGTGCTGTTATTCGGTTTCGATGCCTAATTTATTTGCGATAAGATCGAACATTGCCCGGTCAAGAATGTATCGTAGCGCGTCGATGTCTTGTTTTACGGCAGCCATCACTACGTCCTCAGTCCTTAATGATTCGGGCACATACTGGAGTAATTCGCCGCTTTGCTGCACAGCGGAAAGCACCACTGATTCGTTCTTGAGATCGTCTGGAACGTACCGGAGTGCGTAGCAGTCTTGCTGCACAGCAGCCAGTACCACGGCCTCAGTCATAAGAGATCCATGCACGCACTGGAGTGATTCGCCGTTTTGATTGACAGCGGCAAGCAACAAGGATTCAGTCTTGAGCGTGTCTGGAACGTACTGGAGCATGTAGCCGTCTTCCAGCATAGCGGCCATTGCCACTTCCTCAGTTATGAGTGATTCAGGAACGTACCGTAGATTGAAGACATCTTTATGGACTGCATCCATAATTTTGTCTGGGTCGGTTATTGCCGAGAATTTAATTTTCACTTTGTTTACTCTGCCGGACTGCCCCGGATTGGCATCGAAGTTGTTGTGCTTCGATGGCTAGGCATTTTACATGGCAATTAATCTGTGTAAACAACTTTTTTTGTGTTTGCGTGATTTATTTTTAGGTGTTGACTTTTTGTTTGAGTTTGTTAGCATGTCACCGTCAAGACAAAGGAGTTTTTTGTGGACATTGAAGAAATTAAACTGAAATTAAAAGACTACAACCTGAAGGCGGTAGCAAAATCTGCGGGCGTGCCTTATTCCCAGCTTTACGGTTGGATGTGCATGGGTGTGACTGAACCGAAATACTCGATGATTAGCAAAGTGATTCGCTACCTCGAAAGCCAGCAGTTGGGTAAAAAACAATGAACGATAGCGATAACCTTGACAAAGCCAGCGAGCTTTCAGAGCTTTGGCTCGAAAACCAGATTCAGAACGTGCTGGTTAATGGGGCAATGAATCCAATGCGTGGCGAAGCACTGTGCATTAAATGCAGTGATCGAAACGATAGGGCACCCATTGGATACGGTGTTTGTAGTCACTGTGTCGAGGCTGATGAATGAGGGATGAAGAGCTATGCAAACAATGCACATTTTTTCCGGCATCGGAGGCGGCTTGCTTTCCGATCTTATCCTCGGACACAAACCAATCGTTGCTATTGAGTGGGATAAGTACGCCTGCCAAGTCCTGCAAGAGAGAGCCGCAGGTGGTTGGTTCCCAGACTTGCATGTGCACGAGGGTGACGTTCGGCTGTTCGATCCATCCGAATACACCGGCCGAGTGGACATCATCCATGCAGGATTCCCTTGCCAAGATATTAGCAACGCCGGAAGTCAGGCAGGGATTGGGGGCGATACACGAAGCGGTCTCTACCGGGAAGTTTTACGAATCGCAAGTATTGTTCGACCGCGAATCATCTTCTTGGAGAATGTTGCAGCCATCACATCTAAGTCAAAAGACTACCTCGAAGTTATCGCAAAAGACATCTTTGAAATCGGCTATAACGCGCAATGGCTGTGTTTATCTGCTGCCGACGTTGGGGCGAATCACAAGCGTGAACGATGGTGGTGCATGGCAACAATGGGCAACACCGAACACGCTAGACTCGATGCCTCCAAAGTCATCAAAAGCATTGGAGAGGGAAGCGACGATTACAAGGCCGGGCAGGATCAAGCCAGCGAATCTAAGGGATCAGGTTTCAAATATGCAGATGTGGCCGACACCAACAGTAAATGGGAACCACAACCGCAAGGGATGTTCAGCGACCAGCGGGGGCGGACTTGCGACTGTGGTTATGATGTGGTCAACACCAAGTGCACAGGATGCGAAAAACAGTACCCTTCCGCCATCACAAGCGGATCGGGACAGCATACCAGGAGCAATGATCCGCAGTGGTCAGATCGGCCAGCTCAATCCGGCGTGGGTGGAGTGGCTGATGGGATTCCCATTGGGGTTCACTCGGGCTGGTGGCAAAGCGAGCCAGACATTGGGCGAGTTGCGGCCGGAATTAAAGACCGATCCGGAAGAATCAAAGGACTCGGTAACGCACAAGTCCCGCTCCAAGCGGCAGTCGCATTCAGCATCCTTGCAGGAGTAAGTCTGAAATGAAAATCACTGTGTTTAGGATGACGAATGAAACTAACTAAAACAATGGCGGAAGAAATTGTCCGTGCATGGCAGCTTGATTTGCAACTAATAGAAACAGTACGTTGCGTAGGAGGGCACAAGGGGTACATAGACTTTGCCGATCTTAACAAGACGGCAAGCGATCACGGGATAATAAAACATCAGCTCATGGTGGAAAGAGTTCAAACATGGGTGCCTAAGAACTTTCCAAAAGCCAATCTTTCGCTATGGAATGGAAACTTTTCCAACGCGGTGGCACATATGGTTAATGGCGAAAATCCAGCAAAAAACACCAAGACACCTGCGCAAGAAGCTCGGCACGAACTTAAAAAGTCCAACGCAACCATCACAATTCGAGCGCGTGAACTCGATAAAAAACATGACTGGGGTACGGTCAAATAAAAATCGCCCAGTCGTAGACTTTCAACTATACAGACTGGAAGTAATCCCACTAATATCCTTTGCGCGTTTGGCTTAAAGGTATGTCCTGCTATGTATGTGCAAAGCAATTATTAACTACAGCGATTGACTCAAGCGAGCCAGCACATACTTCTACTTGATAGCCGCATTCTTTTAGGTACGCTATCCAGTCCTTTTGCTCAGCAGACAAGCGCCCGCCTTTTTCCCGTTTCATTTCAATGAACAGGTGAAGCGCGGGTATCATTATGTCTGGCACACCTGGGCGAACGCCTTCATCTTTGAGTTTCGTTGCTGTAGCTGCGTGCCTAAATCCGCCATTGGGTATCGCAAATAATCGAACGCCTGGATGATTCTTTTCCATCCATTGAACAAAGTGGACTTGTTCAGCATGCTCGGTTGGCATTGGCTTTTTATTTTTCGTCGTGATTGTTTTCTTACTTTGCATTTGGTGCAACATCTTCGGGCAGGTTGAAGGCTAGGATTTTGAAAAACGTGCTTGATTTTTCTTTGCGGTACGTAACAGTATATGGTTTCTTTCCATCATGTGTGACTTCAATAACCTTAGCATACTCTTTTCGATTCGGATTCATGAACACCCTGAATGATCGGTATTCAGTTTGAACGGTTATTTTCTTCCATGATTCGCCCTTTTGAGTAATGTGGTCAGACACTGAAAAACTTAGTACTTTGTCCGTTTGCACATTTTCAGGGTCTTTTTTAGCCGCCACAAAATCAGCGATTAACTTCTCGTTTGGGTCTATAAGTTCGGCTTTGCAATGCGAACAATACCGAGCGGCAATATCGTTATCGCCACCACACTCGGGGCATTCTTTGGCGCTCCATCGGTACTCGCATCTTGATCCATCTTTGTGTTCGCCAAAGCATCGCCGCCCAAAGTGTGAAGGAAGCGGGTATTTTTTGTCACCGAAACCTATTTCAATAACGCCACCATGCAGTGAAAAGTACCCGTCTTTTGTCACATCATAGTTTTCAGGATTAGGACGCGCCGTGAATGAGTTAATGGTGCTGCATAGTGGGCAATGCACTTCAAGTTCACCAGCTTCGCTATCGCCACCTCTCACCTTAACGTCAGGATTGAACAAGTCACCATCCGGGCAGTGGCGCTCGATATTTTCTGCGTAGTCCAGAACTAGAAAGTTTTCTTTATCCGGCGATAGCCTCATGCCTCGCCCGACAATCTGCTGTAATAAACTCTCAGACTCAGTTGCGCGTAGCAGCGCAATCACATCTACATGGGGCGCGTCGAAACCCGTAGTAAGCACGTCACGGTTAACCAGGTACTTTATTTTTTGTGACTTGAAACGCGCAATAATATCTGCACGCTCCTTGGCCGGTGTCTCACCCGTAATGATAGCGGATAGTTCTTTAGGCAGTGACGCAAGAATTTCATAGGCATGGGCAACAGTGGCAGCGTACAAAAGCACGCCTTTTCTGCTGCGGCTCTGTTCAACCACGTTGTTCACAATGGCCGACGTTTTGCGCCCATGCCCAACGAATGCGCGGTCGATGTCTGCTGCGTTGAATTGCCCACGCGAATTGAGTTCAAGGCTTTTCGCATCGTAATGTTCACCGTTAATTGATCCAATCACTGGTGGCGTTAGAAATCCTTTCCCGATAAGCTCCTTGGCTGTAATCGTGAATACTTTCGCCGTGAAATACGGGTCTTTCGCCTTGGTATCACTGTTTGCACGCCCCTTTTCATCCATGCGGTAAATGTAACCAGTGCCCATGCGGTATGGTGTGGCTGATAGACCAATAACGCGAAGGTTTTGGTTTTTTTCCTTCATGTCTTCAATGATGTTGATGATCACGGGCGATATGCGATGCGCCTCATCAACAATAACAGCGCAGAACCTTTCGCCAATCGCGTACGCCTTGCTTTTGAATGTGCCAGGAGTTGCAAATACAACAGGATAGCGCAAGCACTTTTGGCCAGCCGATGCTGAATAAAGGCTGGCAGAGTTTCCAGTGGCCAAATACTTCTCACGATTCTGTATAACTAGCTCGGCGTTTGGGGCTAGGCATAAAACATGCTTTCCGCCTGATATGGTGCGCATACTTTCAGCCAATGCAGCAATAATGAGGCTTTTCCCAGCGCCTGTTGCGGCCTCAATCAAGCATGGCTCACGAGAATAGCGCACCCAACCCATCACCGAATCATGCGCAAGTTGCTGGTAGGGGCGAAGCTTCATGTCAACTTCCAAAAAATACTAGGCTTGCCTCGATAGGGTTCAAGGTCTGCGCTTGGCAGTAACGCCTTGATTGCTTTGGCATACGATACAGCACCGGACTTTTCAACCTTGGTAAGCTTGCGGCCACAAATAAGAGCGTCTTTATCTCCTGCAATCTTGACAAGGTCATCCATGATGTCTTTTTTGGCTTGTTCAGCCAGGTCGATTTCATGGCTTAGGCGGTCATATTCAGAAAGGAGTTGACGTGCCTCAATGGTTTCAATGGACTTGCGCCTTGGCTCGAGGTGTTCAGGGTTGTTAAGCTCGGATAGGTAGATTTTGTGAAATTCTTCCAGCTTAGGAATGTTTTCACGCAGCCATTCATCGTTAACTCCAACTATTTCAGTCTTTGTGTCGTAAGGTGTCCATTGGTAAAAATAGCACTGTGCCATATCTGCGCAATAGAGTTGGAACTGAATTTGTGCGTAGTAGTGTGGCTGTTCTTCAATCGTTTTGAATACTGGCTCTTTATTGTCCTTCAACCCATATGGGCATTTAATTTCGATGATGGTTAAATCTTTTCCTTCATCTTCAACGTTTAGAATCCCGTCAGGTGAAGCCCCTGCCCAATCGCCCCACGTGTAAAACCCGCACTCGCTAATCGTGATTCCGTGCTCTATCTGAAATTCCCATTTTGCAGCATCCTCGTTAATAGTTCCCCACTCGGTCGCTGCGTTTCCTTTGAACTCGCGCTCAGCGCCGTGGTATTCGCGCACCATCATTCGTAGCACGTCGCCGGATGTCATGTGTGGCGATAGGCCAAGGATTGCTCCAACGCTAGACGCAGTCACGCGCCCCTTACGTGATTCAAACCATTCTTGTGTGCGCTGTTTGATTTCTTGTGTGTTCATAATTTATTCCTCAAAAAAAGCCACGGAATATATCCGTGGCAATGCAATCAATTAAAAATGCAATCAATTAAAAAGGAACATCGCCAAAGTCATCGGCTTTTTTGGTCTGCTTAGGCACTTCTAGAACTGGAACTTCTGTTCCTGCTTTTACGGGAGCTACGGCTGATACCCAGTTTCCTTCCTTGTCATTCATCTTCCACACCATGATCTTAATGACCATAGGTTTGTACATGAGGTTTGCCATCAGATCATTGTCGGACGGCTCTTTGTTCAGCTTTGCAAGCTTCCCACCGGCATTCATGTCAATCGCCATCAACATGCGCTTGGATTTGTCAGATACCTTTGCGTCGTCATCCTTCACCTTAATTTTTTGGAATACCTTCTGCCCCTTAAACTCAATGGGCTTGACGATGTTCCAGCGAATTGAGATTAGGTCGGGTGCGCCTTCAAAGCCAGTCTTCCATGAGGCTTCCTCGATAACGGCTAAGGCTGTTGTATTGTCAGGGATGAGAACAATGCTTCCAGAGTCGAAAGTGTTTGTTTGCTCGGCTTGTGAGCCGTCGGATAAGTCCCAAAAATTTGCCATGATAGATTCCTCTTAGTTAGATTCGGTGATTGGTTGGTTTGCAGCCTCTAGTGCAGCTTTGATTGCTACAGAAGGCTTAGATCGATTAGATCGAAGCGAAGGAATAAAAGGAATAAACGGATTCACACCTTTTACAAATGGAATGTCTTCTTCAATTCCGTAGCGGTTTTTAGATACATTTGAAGCCGTGGCGTGGGCAATCACAACACGCTCACCTGTTGAGATAGCCTTTCGCTTGCCCTCTTCGCCCATCGTGAATGTTGCAAGCTTAACGAATGCAACCATATCTACGTCATCAACGTAGGGGGCGATAGACTTCTTGCCCAAGCGAAGACTGTAGCGCGTATAGTCTTCATCGTCCGGGGGCGTAATGGTTTCAGTTTCAGCGTGGGCAATGAAGACGATGTGCATACCTTTTCGGTCGCGCAATACACCACATGCTTTACGCACGCGCTGGTGCATTGCCCCTACAGCGGCAGCACCATTGCCGTATCCGCCAAGAGCCTGGTTGATTGATGCTGGTTTCTTGGGGTCAGCATCCAAAATGTTCTGGATGAAAATCCGCTCCAGCGCAGTTACGCTATCAATCACGAGCGTCTTATACTCGTGATCTTGTTGAATCAGAATCATGAGTTGATCCCATAGCTGATCTGCTTTTTCAATCAGCGGAAGCGCATCAGGTCGTCTACCATCTGGGATTGATTGAAGACCGTCCTCGCCACGGATGACAATGGGTGACGGAAAGGTACAGGCAAGGGATGTTTTCCCAAGGCCAGAATCACCGAGAATCGTTAAAATAATCGGCGTGTCTTTTGGTTTTTCAACCAGTTGAGCCAATGTGCTCATAGTTTTTCCTCTTGTGCTTGCGCGGTAGAGGTCGCGCTTTCTTTTCTCTACGTTTGCAATAATAATGAAATTTGCTACTATTGCAACACAATATGAAAATATTTTTTTCAACCATGAAATTTAGCCAAGAGGGCACACAACCATGAACACCACCGAACACAAAAAAATCCTATCCATTGATGAGATACGCGACCGATTGAAATTTATGAATCTAGCTGCCGTTGCAGAGGCGGCAGGCATCCATAAAAACTTGGTTTACCGGCTTGTTAATCATCGCAATGCGACCTACGAAACAGTTGAAAAGTTGTCACAATTCTTTATCGGCAAACAACAATGATGCTTTACAGAACGTTTGCAGAGCTTGGCTATAAAGTTTTTGGGCTGTACGGAGGCAACCATGATGGCTCATGCAAGTGTAGAAACACTGACTGCAATGCCGCATTCAAACACCCAATGTTCTCAAATTGGCAGCACACGCCGGACTGGTCTGACGAAGCTATTGAGACAATGGAAAAAATCGGCACGTTCGATACAGGTTATGGCGTGCTGGTTAAAGGACTTTTAGTCATTGACATAGACGCACGCAACGGTGGTATCGAATCGTTCAGAAAACTTTCAGAAGCGTTTCCTGAAATTGGTGGCGCATCCTTCATCGTTGAGACGGGTTCGGGCGGTGGTTCAAAACATCTTTATTTTAAGATTGGGGGCGATGTTCCGCTTCTAAGTCATCTTAATGACTATCCAGGCATTGATTTTAAGTCGAGCGGGTTTGTTGTTGGGGCGGGCAGCCTGCACAAGTCGGGTAACACATACAAAGTTCTTGTCGGATCACCAAGCGAAATTGATGATGCGCCTGAAAGCCTTGTTAAGGCGCTAACAAAACCTGAAACATACCGTGCGCGCATCGAAGGCGCTGAATTTATGGATGTTTCGGACGCAATCTTGGCCGATATGGTTGCTGTTTTATCCCCCGATTGCGATTATGAGACTTGGTTTCGAGTTGGCGCGGCGCTTCACCATGCCAGCGGGGGCGCGGCGTTTGATGTGTGGGACAACTGGAGCAGAGGAAGTTCTACAAAGTATCCAGGGGCTGAGGCGCTAACAAAGCGATGGCACAGCTTTGGAAAGTCACTTAATCCCGTCACCATAGGCACGCTTGCCCATTACGCCGAGGAGGCTGGGTGGAGGCAACCAGTCACGTTTAGTCCTGATGTTGATTTTGATGTTCCAGCAGTCATTGATGATGTGTTCCCATGTAGCAAACAAGGCGTTGATTTATTGCGCCCACCCGGGTTTGTCGGCGAGGTCTGTGAATGGATTAACAGCCAGTGCCGTAACCCGCGTGAAACGCTTGCAGTTGCCGCGGCTCTAACGGCAATGGGTAATGTTGCCGGGCTTCGATACACTGATGGACTCGATGGCGTAGGTCTAAATCTTTTCACGTTCTGCGTGGCCGGGTCTGGAACAGGTAAAGAATCAATCATGCAAGCGATGACTGACATCCACCGGGCGGCAGGAATCCATCTTGCAACGCACGGCTCGATCAAGTCAGAGCAGGAAATCACGCGCAATTTACTACGTCACCAAGCTGCGTTTTACATCATTGATGAAATTGGGATTCTTCTATCAAAGATCGAAAATGCTCGCAAAAAGGGTGGCGCAGCTTACCTTGATGGCGTGATCGGCCAGTTGATGGCAGCTTATTCAAAAGTGAATGGCTCAATGCTATTAACAGGCGATCTTAAAGAAGAAGTCCGCAAGGCAATGGCATCTGAGCTTGCGGCCGCTCAAAAAACACTTGACGAAGGACATAGCCAAGGCGGGCGAATCGAGAGGCGTATCAATAGCCTGAAAAAGGCGCTTGATACCATCGACAACGGTCTTGATAAGCCATTCTTATCACTCATCGGTTTTACAACGCCTGCAACGTTTGACGGGCTTGTTAACCGAGAATCTACCGAGAATGGTTTCATCGGGCGATCACTTCTTGTCAATGAGCTTGAGACGAATCCCAAGGCTAAAAGAGGGTTTAGCAAGGCAGTCATGCCAAATAGTCTTAAAAACGCCTTGGCTAGCCTATACAGCGGCGGCATCTATGATATGGATGGTGGGCGCATCGAGTTTGAGGGCGAACGGATAAGAATACCGACCGAGGATGATGCAAAAAACGCGCTCGATAATATCCTTACTTATTTTGAGAATATGGGTGACAAATACAAGGAAGTGAATGGGCTAGAGGCTCTACCGCGTCGCGCATACGAGATGGTGGCTAAAATTTCAACGATTCTTGCAGTGCCAGGCGGCGTCCGTACCATTGAGCATGTACGGTGGGCGTTTGCCTTGGTTGATCGTGATATTGAAATGAAAGCGTTGCTGGTTACAAAAAACGCTGATACCAATGCGCCTGACAAGCGTTTGATTGCCTCAATTCTTGGAAGGATTGATAAAGAGCATGGCGAAACACTTGGCATACTTTCCAATAGAATCACAAAGTTTAATCGTGACGACATCGCCAAGGCGCTTACAAAGATGATTGAACTGAAATTGGTTGTGGCTGTTGATTCGGTCAATGGGACTAGAAAAGTTAGGACATTTTATGCGAAGTGAATAAAAAAACTTTGTTTGGCGCTACTACAAACGGGGATAACAGTAGCGAGGCTGTGGAAGTATGGCGAATACTTTAGTTTCCAAGCTCTTTATCTAATGCTTGTGACCTACGCGCATACAGTTCTTTGTCGCGATTATTCTGTTCACGCAGAAGCTCTAGTTTTTCATCCTCACGCGCCATGTTTCTAGCGCTCTCAAGCTCTTCACGCTGGTGTTTTTTGTGCTGAAAGTACGCATTGAGAATCATTGAAATGATTGCCACACTTATTGACACGGCAACGAGCGTGTATTGTGACCCAAACGCAGATATAAGCGCCCCAATAACCCCGGCCTTGGTTACATTTGCTGTTGCAGCAATAGCCGTTCCTTCGCGTACTACCGCATCTGCAACACTGTCACTCATGAGTTACGATCCTTCATATCATCGTCGTCATATAGTCCATGCCAGTCTGAGCTAACCACTGCGCCGCTTATCCAGCCAAATGAGACAGCGAATGCGCAAAGCCCAACAAGCACAGGTACGAATATAATCAATGCAATAATTTGTACATCACTCACTTTATCGCTCCCTTTTGCCAAGTAATCCAGTCATCAACTCGTGCAGCACATGCTCGGTGTTCGCGTGCATTCACCATAAAAGCGTTAAGCAGGTCGTCGGACGTATTCCCATCAAGGCCGCTTGGTGCCTGGCACGGAACCATCAGCTCCGCAGGGGCAGATCGAGCCATCTCCACCGTGGACTGCTTCGGCTGCGAGGCACAGCCTGCAAGTGTCGATAGTACAGCTACCATGCCCGACATCAATAGGAGGGCTTTCAACACGCTTATGCTCGACATACTTAGTAACCTCGCGGATGATTTTTTGAGTTTTTGCCTGCTCAGTGGCATTGCGGTTTGCGGCTTCTGTAAGAATTGATCCATCAATGGATGACTGAATTTCAGCCTGCTTAATTGCGCGCTCTACACTTGCAACCCGCTTGGCTTCACAAGATTTTCTCTCGTGATCCACGCCAATGACGATGCCAGCAGGCACAGATACTAGGATTGATATTGCTACCGCAAGAATTAGGCTATTCATAGGTTGGCAGCAGAAATAACAACCAATGCTGGAATTGCAAGAATAACAGCAATGATAAATATCAGTGCGAATTTAGACGATTTACGTCGACACATTACTAGATTACCTTGCATAGAAACCTCACTGTATACGTTGTTCATTCATACAAGAATTGTACCTGAAAACAGATCTAGTCCAAACGCCTGAGCAAAACTTGTTGCCAGGAGTTGAGCAGTCGTACCCGCGCACGTATTTCCAATTCAGGTGTGATATACAGCTTTTCATATACTCGCCCTTATTAGCATAATGGACAATCGCAGATTTGCATGTAGCTCCAACACCATACTCATACGCATGGTCTGCAATCATTCCGTACTCGATAGGTGTTAGATTTGAAGTAATGCAAGCATTAAGCTGCGTGTTCTGTGTGAGTAGGTAGGCGCTCGTGCGCTTCTCTGCATACTCAGGCGTGAACACATCGCCGCACTTTACCTTGCTGCCGTCTAAGTGAGTTGTGGAACCGAATCCGCCTGTACATGGGTCTCCCTTAACTGGGACAGTAGCAACAGGCGAATATCCCTCATGCTGCTCAGTGCTTTCAAGCACGGCACCACCCGTGCCAAGAAGCGCAAGGATGGTTGTTGATGTGAGAGCATAGCGTTTAACGCTCATGGTTTTTATCCCTAGGCATCCAAGACGCATTATTCTTTGCGCTATTTACGACACAACGGATCACAGTGTATGAACCATCGTGCTTTTTGCCTAGATTGCTCGCCTCGGTAAAGCTGTTGGCAACTTTCTCACCTGTTTTGCGGCCTAGGTGGTCAAAGAACAAAACAGTGTATGCGCCTTGGTCGTACTTGTGGGGCATGATAGTTTTTATCCAATCATCCAAATTCCGCCCATCAGATATACTGGTACGGCGAATAATCCGCCTCCGTATGCCGTCTCACCGAAGTTTTTGCTATCACAATCTGTTGCAAATGCGCGAGTGCCGTCACGTAAACCATACAACTCTTTCCATTCTGTCAGCTCTTCAACTGTCATCATGCGAGACGTTTCAACCGTGTCGAACACGGCATTTGTGCCAGTGGTCGCTTTTGTGTCTAACACTTCCTGCAAAATGTTGACAGCCTCTTGCGGAATTGCGTTGCGTGCAAATTGTACTTGTGCTGAAAAAACAGGTGCTTGTGCCATCTTTATGTCCTCGAAAATACCCGATATTGGGCGTTGAAAAAACTGTTACCACTCGACAATCCACAACCCTGGTGATCCGGTGTTTGTTCCAGAGCTAGTAACCAAACCACCACCGTCACCCCCACCGCCTGCACCGTAGCCTGTACCGTGGCCGCCATTGTTACTTGGACTACCGCCACTGCCGCCCGCGCCGAACGGTGAGGAACCGCCATTACCGCCATTGCCATGATGCGCATTCGCAATTCCAGCAAACCCAGTGTCAAATCCTACGCCACCTGCGCCGCCTGGTTCGCCCCATCCAGGGGACGCACCAGCCAATGAGTCAAAAATACCTTCGTAGGATTGGTTGCCTCCAGTACCGTTATAACCTTGCCTAAGCGTTTGCAGTGCACCAAAACTTGATGAATCCAAAGGTGCGATAACAACAGCGTGCGAACTGCCCGGCGTAACAGTGAATTTCTTGCGTAAAATCCATTCGCCCGACGATCCTCCGCCTGCAGCGCCTTGCGTTCCTCCCGTTGATTGTCCACCTGCTCCGCCTTGAGCTACACCAGACAAAAGGATTTGCGTAACGCCGTCTGGAACGACGAACGTGCCATTTGATGTGAACTCTTGTCGATTAAATACAGAACCAACAGTAGATGCCTTTTGCAATAGCTGCATGTAGGCCGTTAGAATTCCTGTCGTTGTGTTATTTGCCATGATAACAAACGATATACAGGCATCATTCTGTACATCAGGCATTTGTTCTGTGGGGTGATGAACATCCGTCGGGTAGCTGCCAAGCAGCGCACCAATGCTAGTTATATTTCGCGACATCGTAAACCCTAAATTACCTGCTGCACCTGTGCTAGCTGATAGGGTAACGGTGTTAATCGACTTTATGTTCAAAATTGCAGCCGCAACTGGAATGTAGTATTTCAAGTCAATGCGTATTGATGCTCTAGTTGTTACTGCCAACGCGATAGGCGAAAGGTTTCCTGTGCTATTGTCGGAATATGTTACGTTGACTGTTGCAGTGGTGGCTGTTGACCCGGTATCGGCGTACCACTCCATCCCCCAGCTAAGTTCAGAGTAGCTTGCCGCACCAATCCGGCTTGCAGATAATCCGGCAATGGTTGCTGACAAATTTACCGTTTGCGCCGTGGTTACGTTTCCAACAAGGCCAGCCATATGAGCAAGCCTATCCTCGATAATGACGAGCGTTCCAGAGTTTGATGAACGTATACTTAATGTACCAAGATAACTTTTTGTCTCAACGTTGGCATTGTTGAATATCAGCGCTCCGGTCGTTGCGCTCGTGCATACCGTTGGAGTTGTTGTTGGAATATTACCTATAGTAGGGAAGCCAGCTGCGCGCCATAGACTGTATAGTTGTCCAGCGGTTGTATTGGAAATGCTGCCCTTGTTGACGACGAGCGGTTGTTCTTTGTATCCGATAGGCACAGTAGATTCTCCTGAGCTTGATGCGTTAAGTAATACGGCGGCATTGGATGAACTACCCACCCAGAGAGCCTTGTCTGTCACATTGACGGCAAGCTCGCCATAGGCGAGGCTCAGTGGCTCTACCCCAGCACTTTCAGTTCGCTTTACCCGGATGACGTCCGCCATTAGAACGTCCCGCCATCAATCCCATTAACAAACTCAAGCGCGTTGGCGGCTGCGTTAACTTTGACGATATTGCCGCCTGCACCTGCGTATGCGGCCGGGGTATCTGTCAGCGCAATAAATGTCGTAACACCACTGCCTGGTGCTTCAGGTACATACTGGTTCGTGCGCCAGATAAGCGTCTGCCCTTCACTGGGTACGGTTGATCCCACGTCTGCAAGGTCTTTGATTGACGCAGCACCAATACGCGTATCCGTAGCTGTATTGAAGTTGGCAAGGTCATCGGTTGTAAGCACGACCGCACCTGTTCGCCCAGCAACGGACGTGATAGTGTTGACCTGCGCGCCTGCTTCAATCAATGAAAGTTTGTCATGGTCGGTCTTGCCTCCAATGACGATAGGCGTTCCGTCATTGATTCGACCAATAAACAGATTTCCTGAAGTCTCCGAGTATGCAAGCTCTCGCGCAGAAAGGGTTGCTGGTGCGGCAGTGACATTACTACCTTTGATTTTAATTAAGTCGGCCATTAGAAGTATCCCCCATCAAGATTTACGGTTTTCCACGATCCAGCGTACACCATAAGTTGCTGCGTCGTCGGTTTGAAAAGAATTTCTTTGTCCACTGCCGTGGACGGTTCGTTATCTTGCAAGTAGGTCACGCCAGAACCCCCTCCGTTATCGCCCTTCTCACCCTGAATACCCTGAATACCTTGGATCCCTTGGATGCCTTGGATGCCGCGCACACCATTTTTAACAATGCTTGTTGCATTTATTTTTTTGATTACGGTAGCATTATTTGTAGTTACAGTGGCATTTATGACAATTCCTTTTGTGGTTACGGTGGCATTAGTCATTTTTTACACCTCGGACGACACGGTGACTTCCTCGGACTCAATAATTTTAACGACGTACCCATTCAATGTGAATAGCTCCAAGTCTGAAATTCCGCGCCGCCATGTAAGAGCCTCGGTGACACTTGCAGGAATAGTGCGGTCAATGCGCTTGGTTACGTTGTCAACGACAATCTCGCCCGTGGCTGATGATAGCGTGAGCAGAACCATCCCGCCAACCCTATCTTTGATAACTTGCCTAGCCTCAAACCCGGTCATGTCTTCGGGTATCATGTACCTGATAACTCCGCCGGATGTGTATGCCGTGAAGTCAAGCGAGTTTAGGCAGTCGATTGATATTGAGTCAGCACTGATAACATGGGCTACGCCTTTTTGGTTATTGATCTCAGTCATCCCTTTTACTGATTCAATCTTGACATCCCATCCATCAACAAGTCCATGCGCTACCGATGTGATAACGCACGGGGCAGATTGGGCTATCGCCGTGATTGGCGCAAATACGCATCTATCAGTTGCCCAACGGATGGTGTCTTCAAACGTCGATCCTTTTGTGATTTCCATGCGAATCCTCTATCTGTACTGTTCGACATATGGTGCATAATGCTTGTTGATGATTATACCGTTTTCTGCTTTTTTCATATTCTTTTCGTGCATCTTGAATGACTGATGCAGGGTTGACGGCTTAATACTGATCAATGGATATTCGCTATTCCACTTCTTAACGGATTCTGCATTCTTGCTCCATGCCTCTTTGTCGTCTGTTGACTTCGCTAGCCAGGCTTGGTTGATGATTTGTTGACGGCGTTTTTGTAGAAAACTCTCAGCATTCTTGACGCGCGCGTTTTCGCCATAAACCTCAGCAAGTCGCGTTGGTGTAAATCCTTGAGACTTGGCAAGAACATCGAGAAGAGTCATATCCTGCTTACTTACCAGTGGCTCACTATCCATGTTTAACGCACCTTCATTGTGGAATCGAGCCGCCGTTAGCATATCTCGTGCAGCCTTTGGAACAATCTTTTCGAGTCCGCGCTCATAGTGGCCTTCTTGCATAAGCTGCATTCCGCCAAGCCATGCAACCGGGATGCCTAATACCGGTCCAGCAAGCTGTTCAAGGTAATTATCTGCCAGCGCCTTGCCCTCAAGGTCTCGGCTTGGCGATCTAATCCATAGTTCGCCCATGCTTGTGCGTGATGCAATATCAATACCTAGGGCTTTGTTCATTGCCCCGTGGATTACTATATTGGCTATGTCGCTTCCATAGTTCTTTTTAATCCATGCGTAAAGCTCATCTTCTGTATCCCAACGCTTATCTGGGTCGCCTCCTCCAGCAAACAATCCAATAATTGCAGCAATGGGTGCAAACACAGGAAGGCCAGCAATGCCCGCCGTGGTCATGGTCACTGCCATTGTCCCGCCAAGCTTAATCATCGCCTCTCGTTTTGCTTGTTCGGTTTCACCCTTCCTAGCTAAGTACGCATTGCGCAATAGATAGTAGCTCACGTTGAGCGCATATTGTTTGAAAAGCAACAGAACCTTAGCGATATTCGGTCGCATGTAGCGAGACCGATTAAGGTTGCTGTAGTCAAAGTGTGATTCATAAATCACAGATCGCGCATACTCGGTCGCAGCGTCTACCGTTTCGCCATTTGAAATAGCCAGTCGATACGCGGCAATGGCAGTCGTCTTTCTGTTGAATACTTCAGCGGCTTGGAACATCCATCCCACTATATTCATGGCCTTGCTGAATATCGGGTTGTATCCCATTGTTCCGCTTGCTCCTACGCCAGCTTGGTCATGCACCATCGTGTCGTCGATTGCGCCAGCCTTGCGCAGCACATCAATCATGCCTTTTTCTGCCTGCGATAGCCCTCGACCCATTGCGCCAGGCATTGCGTCACCAAGAGCTTTTATTGATTTCACGCCGTACTTAGCCATGAGGACGGGGGCAGTGACGGTCATTAGCTGAGTCATGTTAACGGCGGCTGCCGCAGGTGACGCACCCAAGTACCACAAAAACCCTAGTGCTGTTAGCTTGTTCGTAATCGCAGAGTCCGTGGGATTCATAATCCATTGGTGTGTTTTCTGAATCTCATTGAACAATGCCGATGTTTTAGTATCTGGGTTAGCCTTCACATGGTCGCGCATCGTCTGCATACTTTCTTCAAGGTCTTGCGATACGCGCATACGAGCGATCTGGTGCGCCATGTGCTGCGTGCGAACCGCAAAACCACGGATAGCATCGTCTGAAAATCCTGCAACATTCTTTCTGTGAATGAACGCCTTGCGCACTGACATATCAGGGAGTGATCGTAGGAATACTTGATATATTTCATCACGCAGCGCATCCCCTTCTGGTGAAGCTCCAAGGGCTGAAGACACCTTACCTAGCACATCGTGCAAGAAACCGACATTTGCAGGCGACGAACTTGATTCATCAACCTTTCGCCCAGTAGTAATGTTCGTAAATCCTTGCGCCTTAAAGTTGCGCTCAGTGCTTCTTAATTGCTCTGCTGTGTCGAACATCAAATAAACGCGCTCGCCCTGTGCGTCCTTTCCATCAAGCCAGTAATCACCAAAGCGCATCAATGGGAAATAAACGCCATTGGCCTTACGTTGGTCGTACTCAGTACGAAGCTTTGCAACAAAGGCCGACTTGCCAGTGATTTGACTGCGCATGATTTTGTCTTTCAGCGAATCAAACATCATGTCACTGCGATTGATATACATCTTGCGCACAGTGTCGTAAATGTCACGCGCCTTCTGGTTTAGGTTGTTGTCCCAAACATTCTTCATTTCGTCATATTTTGCTCGGCGTTTTCCGCTTGTTTCAAAGTCCATTTGATTGCTTATTCGGTCAGCTTTTTCTTGCATCGCACTAATGGACGCTGGAGAGTTTGACTTGCTTATTTTGTCGTTAAGGTCGTCAAGCTCAAGCTGCAAATTTGCAAGGTTCAAAGCCCTATATGGCAAGTCGGGGCGTATTCCGTAAATCGTTGAATCGCTCATGATGTTTGTAAGTACATCGTTCATTGCGCGGTTCTTTGATGCCCACTTTTGCCATGCATCAACTTCCTTACTCGACTCGGCCATCATTGTATTTCGATCTGCCTGCATCCTGTCTGTGATAGCAACATAGTTTGTGAACTCAGGGATGCGCGCCTTGCTCAAGTCCTCCAAGTGGCGCATGGTTAACAGGCCAAGACCTGCCGGCATCAAATCTTCACTACGGTTTGCTAACCAGTTCTTTGCACTAGTGACGAGGTTGTTCTGTGTGTTGATCTGGGAATTCTGCAACTGTGCGGCACTGCGACTAAAGTGCGGCTCAATCCGATCGCTAAGTTGCAATTGATTTTTTGATCCGCTTTCAATATAGCGACGCGCTGGGATGATGAAGTTGGCAATGATGTCATCATTGGAAAGTTCGATATGCATTCCAATGTTGCGCAACCATTGGCGGATCGCTGCAATCGCCTGCTTCACGATACTAGTACCAGGCTGCTTCTCGGCCATTGAAGCTAATACCTCTTCGGCGGCGGATTGCTTATTTTCGTCGCTCATAGATTCCCAAACTTCGGCCTTGGTTGAGCGATCTGTGATTGACTCGTTGTGAAGGCCGTATTCACGCGCCTTTGAAATAATTTCTTCCCTACGGGCAAGGATGATCTGATTAAGTGCCTTGTTGAGTGAGTTGCCAAATACACCACGTAGGCCGGCATGTCCAAGTGTTTCATGCGCAACAGTCGTGATAACGTCCTTGATGCTGTTATGTTCGCTTGCAACAACGTACACAGTGCCATCGTAGAAAAAGCCTTTTGGATTGCCCTTAGCTCCTTTCGCGCGCATGTCTGCATCCACTTGGCGGGCTATCTCTGGAATAGCCGCATCATCCATGCTTGAAACAACAACAATCTTGGGTGCGTTCTTCCAAGTCTTTGCCAAGTTGTCAGCAATGGACTGGATGCTGGCTGCTTTTTTGGCCTGTGTTTCCTGTGAAGGCGCGTACTTGTCAGCAGTTTTTGTTTGTGGGCTTCGGCTGAATTTGATGTTGTTTTTATCAAGAATTGCTTTTGCTTCTTCCGCCATGCTTGGTAGCGTGTAAAGAGCGTGCATTTTCATGATGACTTCTAGGGCTTTTATTGTTTTCTCTTTGCCTACTGTATGACCAATCATCAAGTTACCCGATGACGTAAAGTTTTCATCGTAAACTGTTGAACGCAGGTCAGAATTTAGAAAATACTTTGCGCCTTTGGCTTTACTTTTTGGAACTTGGATGGTTATGCCTGATTCGTTTGGCACTACTCTAATAAGTCCATCACGACTTGATATGCCATACTTCGAAATGTTTTCGTCTTTGCTTCCCTTGAAGAATTTCAATACATCTTCAGCAGAAGCAATGCGGTATTCTCCGCGTGTATTGTTTTTTATGCTGAAAGCCTTGGGAAGCAAAATTCCTTGTTCCTGTGTTCCATCTGCTTTAGTGAAGTTGATGATAGTCCCGCGTGTATCGCTCATTTCTCCATAGGCTGCAAGAAGATTTCCTGTGACGATTTTTGCTATGTCACGCTGATTGTCTTGCTGCGGCTTGAATAGGTTGCCTATTTTCGCCTCTGTTGAGTTTGCTAGGTTTTCTCGTAGATCAGCAACTTTGATTTTGCTTATTTTTGATGCCGGTATTGTTATTGAGCGCATTGAGTTGTTAACAGCAATCGTGACTTGAAACTTACTCATGCTGTATGGATTTCCGTTTGATTTGTGCGTATTACGCACATTCAATACCACTGCGTTCATCGTGTCGCCGTTAATTTCAGCACGGAATGTTGTTCCGATAAGGTTATCGGACAGGAATCGAAGCGCTGTATCTCGTGTGATGTTTGCTGCATCTTTTCCTGCTTGCGAAAGCTTTTCATAAAATGGATTGAATTTTTTATCTAGGTCGGAAATAAGCTCCCTTGCTTTGTCTTGTCGTTGTTCGCCATTAAGACTTTCATCCAGCGCCGAACGTATCTCGTTTGGTGTCATGGCTATGCCTTGCGGCTTGATTGAGTATTCACCGTAGATTGCGTCCTCGCCAAAAGGTGAGCTTGGGTCTGTTCCTGAAGAAAGAACATCGCTATTGATTTCTTTTGCATCAAAATCAAAAGTCTGTGGCACAAGGTCGTTTTGATTTGTTTTATTAAGGTAATCAATAAGCGCGTTGTATTGGGATTCAACATCCTCATAGAATGCGTTTTGAACGGCGATAGGTTGTAGCGCAAGCCTTCCGGTCACTTTCCGTGCGTAGTCTTCTGGAGCATTGTCTCCAGTAAGTCCATCCTCCACGCCCATTGCTCTAGCAAGGTCTACGTTATCCGTTAAGTATTGACGAACAACGTCATCGCCGTACTTGTTGAGCATATCTACTGAATTAACGGATGTTGCAGATTCAGTATTGCTTGATGTATTTGCATTAAGCGACTGCATTTTTTTAGACAAGACGGCAGTCGGTCGCTTTTCTGTTGGAAGGTCTACGCTCAGGATAGTGTACTTTGGAAGCTTGACTTGCCCTGTTCTGTGGATTCGCCCAAGCATCTGCATGAACGTGTTAATGTCGCCAGCTGGTTGAGCAATAATCATGTGTCGCTGTCTTTGGTCTTTGAACTTCTCAGAAGCG